CCTCTCCTTTTAACTTATATATATAATTAGTAGCTATTTTAGATATATACTCAAAGATGCGCGCGTACGCGAGATTAAGCCCCGGGGATGCTACGAATGATATCCTAGCTAGCTATGCGTACGCGTTAACATATTAACGGGGGGACGGGCAATGTTAACGACGCTTTTTTTTGCGCCGAAATTTTTTTAATTAATGAGCTTAACTACCGCTATAATCTCCGCGTTCACGCTTCTTTCTGAGTACGTCACGCTTCCTCATAGTGTTAGGGATGGTTTCGACAACCTTGATAACTTCCTTTGAGAAGAAGACAGCTTGTGATTTCTCGCGGCGATCGATAATGCCAGAATTGTCATCTTCCGGAGAGGGATTGCCGTATATAAAGTCTTTAGCTGCCATGGCGCGTACGGCGCGGGCCCATCCCTGAAGTGGCTAGCCGCGTGCGCGCGCCGGCTTCCTGATTAGCTATATACTTTGCATTAATTGCGAATATGTGCTTCGCTTTCTTTCTAGCTTTTTCTGCCGCGGCGATACCGGCCGGTGAAGACTTCTGCAGATAAGGCAGCACGTGCTTGCGCCTATATGTCATATTATATATTTTAGTACTCATTTCCACGTGCTGGAATTGCTTAGCGATATCTGCAGGTACTTCGCCTAATATATTCTGATAGGCTTGATTGTACTCCAATGTCGCTTTATCGCCGCCGCCGGCGACTTTCGCGGCTTCTGATGCGGCTTCGTATACACCTTCAACCATTCCGACGATTTCTAATATCTTTGTATCTACGTCTTGCACCGCGTCATTGCCGGCCGCGGCATATGCGCCCCTGCCCATGGCGCTGTCTATTTCCTTAAACCCGGCTGTACCGCCGGTACCGACACTCCCTTGCCCCATGGGCCCTAGGGGATCCGCTGCAGCTATCGTTTTTTTCATCATATCAGCAACGGATATGCCTTTCTTTGCTGATGAGCTACCCATGCCAAGCGCGCCCTTAATGCTATCTAGAAAGCCTTCGTCGACTGTACTATCTAGTTCTTCTATAAGTATTGCTTTAATCCTAGCTTCATGAATTGAATTGCTATCAGCTGCATTTCGACGTCTATAAACTATTTTCTTTCTTTTAATCATGATATTATTTCCTATAAATCAGAGCCATCGATTTGAAATAGAGATGTTACGTACTGGTATAACATCAATTGATGCCTGTGGGTGTTAAATTTTGGCGCGACTGCACCGTTCTTCATCGCGCCTTGTAATAATGCTAGCGCTTCTTTCTTATTAAGCATGTTGGTGTTTGCTATAGCTTTCGGGCTAAAAGTCTTAATTTTTTTGGCGCTACTTTTGCCGCCGGTTTTTTTATGCAGCTCGATTTGCTTTTGGATATCCGGTACTGCGCCGGGCACCTTTGCTGCTAGCGCATGCATGCCTTGCGTTGCTAGCGCTTTAACTTCTTTACTTTTGCTATTCGCGACTTGCAGGAGTTGCTTAGCCAGCGCGCTAGCGCCACCGGCGTCTTTAACTGCGGCTAATTTTTTTTTAAGGGCGTCGATGAATTTTCCTTCTAATAATATTACGTCGATTTCTTCTTCGATAATTTGCGCTATCTCTTCTGCAGAATATTCCATTATGCGCGTCCTCTCTATGCTTGATGCTATAATTAGTACCGCGGTATCTTATATCTCCGAAAATTTCCTAGCCGTTTAACGTACGTATCTGATCATGGTAAAACCCCAATGATATCAAGGACTTACATTCCGGGTACCGGGGGGAGGGGGGGTGTCAAGTAAAAAATAAAAAAAGAATTTACTTGACAAAAAGATTGGTGCGGCTAAGCCTCCACCTTATAGAAGCGCCGCCAGGCGACAGCACGTACTGACTGATCATAGTCGAATCGTACAACTACCATTCGTGGATCCGGGTGGCTACGTAGCACCGTGGCGTGAAAGTCTTCGCCGCCATTGAAGTGTGCAACGTGATTAACACGAAAGATTCGCTCGCCCTGGTTGAGTGAACCGCGTCGAATGACTTTGTTTGACTTGCGCATATGGAAACCCTTTCGAGGCATGGTGTCAAGGTGCATTCCCTAACCACTCCTAGACTATAGACGAATGAGCGGGCTAAGTCAAGTAAAAAAGAATTTAATTGATAAGGAGAGCGCGCTAGAAGCCTAGCGCTTCGAGTAGTGCCGCGTGTGCGTCAATCTCTTCAACTGTTGGTACATCGACACCGGGCAGCGGTACAACCTCATCGCGTACCGCGCTGTGCGGTGACACGTTGAGTACCGGATAGGCTAGCCCTTCGACTATGACATCGACGCTAGCCGGGGGCGCGGTGAAGAAATCGTCTTGAAACTCACATGGTAAATCGTCATCGTCCATCCAATTGATGTCGACATCATCGAGCCATGAATTGACTGAACCGTACTTGTCGATGATAGCAGCCTCACGGCGTTGAATGTTTTTAATTTGTTCTAACATTAATTCCAACCTTTACCTAAAGTCGTTAACGTATCTCGGATAGCGCAACCATGGGCGTTCATCGCGATGTCGTATGAATGCTTGGCTAAGTCGTCTGCGCCGATACGGATATATCGCGCGACGTCTAACAGCGCCCTGCTGCGGTGGCTGCCATCGACGACAAAATGATGTACGCCGTTAATCTCGACGGAGTCGATTGGATAGGTAACGTCGGATTGAATCATAGGGTATACCCTTGCTCTATTAATTGTTACAAATTATATAGTTGTTATCGCGCCGTGGGCATTACGGTATAGCCCTGAAGTCATCCAATTGAGTTGGCTTGTGCTGCGATGTTCTTGATGGATTCTAGCATTGTTTAACCCTTCCACTTGGTTGGACATGGAGACAATTGGCCGCGAATAGAGGCAGCATGCAATGTGTTATTGGCAGTACATGCCTTCTGAAGCTCGGTGTGGAGCGATTGGCGCTCGGCTCGTGTAAGGTTATGATTTACGTCGTAACATGCACAGGGTATCTTATTCATGCTCTATATCCTTTTTTAAATACTTTTTATTTCTTCTATCGGGACTTTCTATCGCGCCGAGGGCATTACGGTGTAGCCCTGAAGTCATCCAATTTATTTACACTCCTTTCGAGTTAATAGGGTTAGTCATGACTAGCTCCAACTTGTTAAGGGGTATACCCTCAACTTCTGTATACATTATATCAAACTGAGCGAATAAGTCAAGGACTTATTTGCATTTATTTAATTTAATCCTCGCCCTAATTCGATGCTATGAATAAGAGCGTACATGATGCTCCGAGTATACCCCTCAAAGGGTGTGCATTTATTAACGGTGTAATTAGGTGTTGTCACGTGTTATCCGGTGGTGTATAAGGACACATGGCTAGCAGCACCATCGCCCCTACCATCTAAATACATCCTAACAGTCAAACCGCGTAAAGTCTAGAGCAAAACACAACCACAAGCACTAATCATCATTATTAAAAACAATACAGATTATTAAAACAACCAACACTATAAGCACATGTCAACTCCGAGTCATTGTTAGGAGCACTAACAAAGCCAACAATACGTTAGTCGTTGCGGGGTGTGTCAGTATGTCCATCACTATAAGATAACAAAACTGAATAGAGCACCCAAAGAAACGCCGATGATGAATAGCATTAAACCGTCATGCTGTATACGACTCATTATAGCACCCCTTCGATTGATGCATCATTTAGGTGATGAATCCTAACTGAGTCTGTCATCGCGGCTAGGTGTGGTTCTCTACTAGGGCAGACTCCTAATGCATCCTTAATCTTTGCAATTGCTGAATTGTCCCTCATAGTATAAGCCATATCAAGCGAACGCATTGCATATGCTCGTTGTGGCTTAGTAACGGCGTGAGGTGAATTGCATCCACAATGGACGGTATAGAATCGCTTACTCATGTCTTAACCCCTTATAGGTTTTATTTATTGTTCTCTCAACTTCTATCCTTATACTATCACAACCATATGGAACGTGTCAAGCGATTCTTTGTACTATGCATGAAATTTCTTTGTCGGTTGCGCTTGCGCTCGCATGCCTTCCGATTGCTGGCAGGGGGTGGCACTGGTGCCATGGGTACAGTATCGGCTGTATCGTCAATTGTTACGATTCGATTAAAGATATTGTTGATTGAACGCATGATTATTTTCCTCTTTTTGTCTTTGCCCATGTAGTACGTAAAGTCTTTGCTTTCTTCGGTTTATTGCTCTTCGTCTTCCCTCGTTTGCCTTTCTTATTGCCTATCATTATGGCGCACCGTCGCTAAAGTGAAAGGCGCTTAAGTCGCTATGCATATGTGCCAGCATCTTGATGGTGTTCTCAACTGCAATTTGTGCTTCGATACTGCGCCCACTGTGTTGATTATCATGCAATAGCCTTTGCACACTGTTTTCAAATTCCATGGACATCACGCCGACTGTATCACCAACTTTAACTTGCGTCCAATACGAATCAATTAATTCACTATTCATCGTCTTCGCTTTCGTCTTCGCCCTTTGTGACGTCTAACTCTACTAGCTCGCTTACTTCGGCTTCAGGGTTATCATCAACGTCAATTTCTGCATCATCCCGGTATTCATCATCCCGGTTACGTATACGACTATAATCATTCTCGCTGAATAAGTCAAATAAATCTTTCATGTTTTTTTCCTTCTTTGTTTTTGTTTGTTCTCTCAACGTCTGCAATCATTCTATCTAAGCAGCGCGATAAAGTCAACATGTTTTTCAATTAATCGTAAAAGCTCAATATTATCAACAAGATAAAATGAATGCTAGCCCAACCCCTCTAGCATTCTGGCATATTGTATGCCCCCACTGGTAACGGCGGGATTAATGTCACCAGAATTATTCACGCCTTATGTCTTACGCCTCCGGCTTAGCTAGCTTGTCAATATTAGCCTTGACAAATTCGGCAACCTTGCCCGACGTGAAAAGCTCGGAAACCTTCGGAAGCTCGGCAGTCTTAAGGGTGATAGGGAATTTACGAATGCCATAAATTGCCAAGTGTCCGTTCTTGGATACTCCGATACGTACCATCGTTTTCGCTTTCGCTCGCAATTCCTTAAGCTCGTTTTGCTGCGCTTCAAGCTCGGCAAGTCGTGAAAGAATGGTATCGTTGTTATTTGCAGTCGTCTTGCTCATGATTGAGCCTTTCATTCAGTGGCACGCATGCGCCGGTAATTGTTGATGCGGTAGCTCAGAGTCTACCCGCCTTCCTGTATTGTGTCCCTATAATATCAGGGATAATTTAGTTTGTCAAGAGAAAAAATTTTCGGTTGAAAAAAAACCGGCGATGTCGCTCTCCTAACTTGTGCATACATTCTATCAAGTATCGTTGAGAAGTCAAGAAAAAAAACAAACAATCGTAAAACCTCAATTAATTCAAATGATTGTAAATGATACTTGACATGGTTTTGGTTTTCCTCCGTTTAACTTCAATTTCTTGATATAGTCCTGCAACCCCTGATACACTGAATCTATCCAATATTCGCCCTCTGCCTCCTCAATTAATTGTGATGCTTCCATGGTAGTCACTCCCATGTCCTCCAAAGAATCGCAGACTCCAGCGGCGATTGACTCGCCAAGGTACATTGCGCGCAATTGCTTATGCTTATCGTCGTTCATATTGCCTCCATCGTTCTCAATTTGTGCAACCATTATACGATATGGATTCAAGAAAGTCAAGGTTTATTTCAATTAATCGTAAAACCTCAATGATATGATAAACTTAACATGCATTCCCGTTCATGCTATTTAATCACCTCCATGTCCTCAATTAAATGTATTTCATTTCCCCAAGGCATATATACATCAACGACTTTATATATCTCACAGTCTAAAACGCCGAACAATGAAACATTGTCTTGCGGTGTTGAAGCCCTTGGTTCCGACAGTAAGACGCCTACAGTACCGGGATGATAGTCACAACAAACAATGTCACCAATATTCATATAAACAACTTTCTTTCTGCTATCTGGAGCGTTGCTGCTCTCAACTTCTGCAATCATTATTCGAAACGCCACAAAGAAAGTCAAGGTTTATTTCAATTAATCGTAAAACCTCAATAATAACGCTTGCTTAGTCAACGACGTCTGCATGCATTCGAGCTTTGCCGACGTGGCAAGATGTTGTCTGTGAATGGTATTCATGCTTGCCTCCTGCTGTATGTTCTCTGAGAATCTTTGTACCTGTAGACGGGCATGTATCACCTATACACAATCTATATGAATACAGTCTTTGTCCGTCCGTCCAAAAATTGCCGGTATGACTTTCGGCAGACTGTCCAACGCTCCAGGCGCGGGGTATTTCACTGTTCGAGTATTTCATACGCTGCCAACTTTCTGCTTAATGTTATTTTCCATCATGCGTTTACGTATTCTTACGAACGCTGCTTTGTCTACTTCTAGTGTCCTACCGTTCTTGTCTTCAATTAACCATAGTGGTTTTCTCTTGCTTTCCATTCGCTGCGCCATCATCATCATTCGCCCCTTTATGTTTATTCGCCTCGACTTCTGCAACCATTATACGAAACAGAATCGAGAAAGTCAACGTGTTTTTCAATTAATCGTAAAACCTCAATGATTCTAGCCGTTTGAATTTCTCTTTCTTTTTGATACCGTACAATCTTTAAGGTATATTAGGCAACTATACAGAGTCTTTATCACGCCAGCGTCCACCACTGCCAACTCTATAGTCGGATTTTCTTGAGGATGAGTATCACAGGCGTCGCCGACGGTTACGACAAACGCTGTCTTCTTATTCCACCATACGGAAGGCACCCTCTTATCTAAATATATCATATCGCCGACGTTCAGACTATTCATCGCTCAATACCTTGTGCTTGATTTTTCGAGTATACTTCGCCTTATCCCTATGAACCTTAACGCCCCCACCATGCCGCTTTTGCAACGCGCTGGCGAAAGGGTTCCTGGCAGAAATGTATTTTCTTGTACGGCTCATTTTGTTTCCTCAGTCGTTCGCTCATATGGTGCGGTATAAGTGCGCTGTATACCGTCCCGGCATAACGACGCGGCTAGCTGCACTCGAGTTATTCCCTCTTGCGCCTCTTCATGCGTATCGTAAGCACCGAATCTTTCTGTGCCGTACTCCTCAGAATAACTGTCAAAATACCATTCTGTCATTTTTCTACCCTTGTCGTCATTTTCTTCGTTTTTCCATGAAAGTGGCGAAACGCTGCCACGGCATTAAATACCTAAACACCACGTCTTAGCAGCGTTTCGCCAATTGATAACTATATTATACGAAACAAAGGATTCAAAGTCAAGAAGAAAATGAAAAACTAAACAATTTCAATCTCTTTGCCTCCTAGTGAGTAAGACATGTCAAAATCTAAATTTGCCGAAGCTTCATTGTATTTTGCGTTAGGGACTAGCAAGACTAACTGTTCTAAAGTGTCTTGCATTACTACGACAACAGCACACGCATGATACGACTCTATATCGTCGCCAGAAGAAATTTCTTTCTCCTTGATTACAAGCCCGGTTCTTCGTACACCTTCCTCATCAAATTTAATCATTTTTCCTAACATGCTTAAGCCCATGATACTCTTCTTTCTACATATAAGTTGAAGCGGCATACGTCACCGACAGTCTCGACATCAGCGTAATCCTCGCCGAGTCTGACATATCCGTACGCCATGTCGGGTAAGCTAGCTAGAAAAGCTGTCATTGCACCGATCCCGTGATACCCTTCGTACCATTTAACATCAATCCATTCATATACCGTGAATTCATGCTCATCGCCTTGGCAAGAGTGCATGCATGATTCATTAAGCAATTCAAGCAAATAATTATCCGAAGATAGAGATATTAAAGCATGCATAGACGCTATAGCGTGACTATCCATCGCAATATAAACTTCTGAACGGTATCCCATAGAATTCTCACATGCTTTTAGGTATGATTAGCGGTGCTACGAAAACGGCAGCAACCAAGACAACGCCACCTAGCACGCAGATTGTCGCGACTAGGACAGACTTAATCAATCTCTTCTCCGAAAATATCCTCCGATGGTGTCGATACCCACCCATAACTAATTAATGCCTTTGCTGTCCTACCGTAAGAGCCTTGTAACTTCCAGGCTAGTCCGGTATCCACTAAGTCTTGGAAAAATTCAATAGTTTCATCCTCTGTCATTTCCCCCAATTCATAACGTGCAATACTATTCATTTGACTCACTGGTACTCTCCTTCAATTTTCTCTCAATTCTTATTTCTGTCATTCTCTCAATAACTGCTAGTCTGTAATCAGTTTCTAAAGAATCTAACATTTCTCGTCTTTTGCCCTTTGACATGTCCACCCACAGCCTCGCAAGCCTTCGAGCAGATGCCATTGTGTACCGACTGTTCATTATTCTAGCCTTTCTCAATATTATAGTTTCTTTCGTTGTAATGTGTGGAGCATCCGAGAATCGAACTCGGAACCAGCGGATTAAAAGTCCGATGCGCTACCAATTGCGCCAATGCTCCAATGTTCTACTAGAATCCTGAACGACATGCCTCATCATGACTCACTGTTTTTTTTCGCCTCCTTCCTTGCTTGCCTATATATACTATCAAGCTTTTTTCTAAAAATCAAGTCTTTTTTTGATTTTCTTTAATTCCCCTTTGGATCCAATAGTCTAACAGCCTTTCTCTTGTGCGCGTGATAATACCTTCTTTGTATGGTATGCCCCCACCAGACGCAGGGGGTATACGAACAATCCCCCACGTAGCATCAAAATCTGTCCAATCTCTATCATCCTCCATCGTTGGCAACCTTTCTTAGATAATTGGTGCTCACCACCCATTCATTTCCTGTATTCGTCCTAACAACTGCGCGGGGGGTGCCAAGATTACAATAAAACCCTACAATAACCCCCTCGATATTATTTTTGTGTGTGATTATTACTCTATCATCTTTCCTTAGAATCACTAAGTACCTCCCCGTCTTTCGATAACTCGGAATTGACGGGGGGTGTACCCCCACCAATGACTATAGTCATACGGTTTTCCACTTTGCCATTTGACGTACACTTTTGAGTGAAAATCCCACCCTAGCTCGTCCTCTATTCTTGCGATAATGCCAAGAAATATACAATTGTGATGCGCGCAGTGACTCTTAACCAAGTCTCCAACCTTCACTCTTTGCCCTTGGTAAGTGGGAAAGGCACAAGGTTATTAATAGCTTTCTGGCTTCCCCCTCTGTCAGACAACCTCCACATGACTTTGCCAGTGTCACTATATGCTCCCTTAACACGCCCCTCGCAAACAAGCTGAATCAAAGCTATAAACAAGTCATTGCTTTTCTGATCCTCCATGGATCCACTAGCATAGTGCTCCATCAGGGCATGCAGAATTTTGACGCCTTGTCCCAACACATTGCAGCGCAATTCTTTCTCTGTAGGAGTGTTATCAAAGTGTTTCTCCATATTACGTACTCTCTCTTTTTTTATTGATAATTATCAGCCATTCGTCACGAGGTTCTGCGTAGTAGTCTATTTCCTCTATAAATACTAGATGCTTGACTACCCTCGTTCTGCTATTGTAGCTACCTTCCTCCTTATCGACACTATAGGGACGAATGACAACTGCCCTCATCCCTTTGGCGTTATTATGAAAAACATCATAATCGTGAGTTATCTCAACAATCATACCTTTTTCTATTACTCTCTCTGACGGCATATGCTAGCCTCACTCATTAAATTTATGTGATATATCACATGTCTTTATCTGGAATTGCTATTATGCGCTCATTTGTTGAAAAGTACGGACGTTTAGCATATTCCTCCGTCGTAATCCACATTCTCTGAGGCTTTGACGGTACAGGTTTAGGTGCCATCAAGTCAGTGAGAATGATATGTCCGTCAAAGTTTCTAGCGTTAACCCACAAGGAGGGAGCATCGAAGCAAGTGCCGCCGCAACTAACTCGCTCCCATGTGCGGCGTTCGCCTTTCTTCCACACATATACCTTGTCTTCTGCAACCTGAGTATCGAAAGGAATTACCGTAAAGGTGGCAATGCTGGATAATTTATTCAACTCTGCGAAAAATGATGCCAGCATTCGATTACTCACAGAACCCGACTGATCGATAGAAATAGCAACTCTGGCAACCCTATCAGACTTTTTACCAGAGTGAATATACGGATACCTACGGTTAATCCGTCTGATACTGGATTTGCGGTTTGCTTTCTGTGACGTCTTTATAAAGTATCGGAGTGTCTTTTTCCAATCAATGACACTCCGTAAACCCTTCATTATGTCTTCTCGGACAGATGCAGATACCGTACCCCAACTGTTTGCCTTGGCAGCCTCTTCACTCGCCTGACGTACCACGTCCTTGAGTCTTTCTTTGGCTATCTCCTTCGTATCATTTGAAGCGTCTGCCCACATAGAATGCTCGTCAAGAGAGTCATAGTCTTCTATGGACGGTGATGGCTTCCCCGACGAGTCGCCTTCTTTTCCGTGTTCGGGCTTCGCGGGTGGTGCTGGCATATTCTTCATATACCATTCTGCACTCTTGCCAGACGGCAATTGCTCGAAGGGACTACCTAATACTCCAGGCTTGCAGCACCCTTCTGGCAAATTATGTAAATGAGAGTTGATAGACAAATCTGTAGCAATATTCCACATTTTTGACATTTTTGCGCCTCCATCAACGAACGGCAGCCTGTCAGTTACATGCAGGAATACAATATGGTAAAATTCGTGTTTAAGTACATCCTTTTTCTCATCATCCGTCAACTGGGCGAAAAAATCTGGGTTATATAGCATCTCGAATTGAGCGCTCGTTGGGTTGACGCAAACCCCGGCAGTGGGTATGCTTTTACTTGGGCGTTTATCAACGCGCCGGGATATTGCTGCGAAAAATGGCTCATCCATGAGAAGGCGTGCCATGTGCAGGTTTAAGTCAAAGGCGCGAGGCTTAGAGACTTCCACTTCTTGTTGAATCCGAGACATAGTAACACCTCAATTTTTTCGTTTTAATTTTCTCATCTCTTACACAAAGTATATCCTCATTATACAATTGTGTCAATAGAAAAGCGCCGTTATTATTTAATTTCCTGTAAGCAGGAGTACCAACAACGCAACCAACCAGCGAAGAAACCAAGAGACATACGATGAATAATCTAATCATCAGTATCGCCTGCCAAGATTGTAACGATATAATCACTAACAGAACTACCGTCTACCTCTGCCTGGTGGAGCTTAATAGTATTATTAATATCACCAGCACCTAACACTGTCCACATTTTCATCGCAACCTCTGAAGGTAATGTTAGAAAATATCTGGCTAGATTGTTAACGTGCTCTTGAGGAAGCTCATCAGCAAAAGTATTTGCTCCAGCGAATTTATCAACGATGGCAGTGTGTTCATTAATTCCGAAGTTGGCTGTTCTTTCAATTTCACCCTTGATTAAAATATCCTCTACTGACACTTGCCTGTCATAAGTCGCAACAAAATCGTTAAACGATACGGCAGCCTCAAAGCCTACAAATGCGCTAGCGAGGGGATACAGCGGTGCTGTGGGTACCTCCCCATCCAACAGCTTAGAAGCGGTGAGACAGTCGCTTAAACGCTCCCACGAACGTCGTGAGGGGTATACCTTGTTTGGCTCAAAGTCATCGGAATGTTCTAGGTGGTTCCTATTGTGGTTAATAAAATCCCAGACTATAGTGTGGACTTTTCCACTAGCCCAAGTCATCCAGTCCTCTAACGAAGGTTCGATGTCAAAAACAGTCCACCTGTCTAATTCAGCAGGATCCATCTCGCCGACTTGGTATTGAGCACTGTGTTCTCCACCATTAACAGCAGCGAATACTAGCGTATCCTTATGCAGCGTGTGCCCATTCAACTTGCGACTATCTGTAAGCTCAAATATACCCTGGCGAACCTCCAGCGTTGCCCTGTCAACTTCGTCAAGAAAGAGAACCACCGGATTATCGCATGCTTGTTTGAACCAATCAGGCGGATTAAACTGTGTGCTGTTACCTTTCACCGAAGGAAGTCCAACCAGATCGCCTTCAGTCATCTGAGAAGCTCGGCGCTCAACGAGATTCATGCCGATTCGTTCGGCTGTTTGATATACCACTGTAGATTTGCCTATACCATGCCGCCCTCGCAAAAGGACTGGCTTGCGTACCGCAGTCACGTAATCCACAATTTCAGAAAAAGTCTTAAAGTCAACTGCCATGATAAATCTCCTAAAGTAATTAGCAGTTAATGTTTCGTTCGATGTGTAAACATCTTCTCATAAGAAAAATAATTTGTCAAGAAAAAAATGAAATATTTAATAGTTTTAACTACTTGGAGACTTCTTGCTGCTTAGTCTAACTAGCGCAAGTTTACCGTATTTGGCAGCAGCGAGGACGCTAGATGTGCTCATCATAATCGCTAACTTCAATGAACAATTCGGATGATTTGCCAAATGTCGATAACTCCCTTCAGAGTGACGATGAATTCGCGGTTGAGCTGTGTTATCTTCAAAATCAAAATATGAATGCCAGATGTCCTCTAACACGTCAGGGGGTGTGTTCGTTGGTGCCGACTTGTCATGACACGCCCAATAATTCATTACGAAGGAATTCTGTACTCTCCAAAACCCTCCATATCTGCCGTGGGCGGTGGTCGTACTTGCTCCGGCAAAATACAACTCCCTTATCACAGCATAGTCTCGCAAAGCGCCGGTACCAACCATCGACCACTTAGCAAGCAGAGATTTTCCATCCAGTATAGCGTTCATAGCTTCAGTACATATGTCAGGACGTTCGGCTAGGTAGTATCTTGCCTGTAGGTGGGCATGTTTTGCAATCCATACTTGAATATCTTCATCACAATACTGGTTTTTTGCCAGGTTATTCCACTCAATCTTAGTCATTTTGTGGATATTTCGACGTAGGCTACTCATTCTTTAATTCCTCAATGTTGTCTTAAATATTTTCAATTGCCTCAATAATATCGTATCGCGTAAACCCCCAAGTAGCTGGAGGTAGGGACTCAATCTTTTCGATTTCTTTATCTATTATTGCAAATATTTCTTGTTTTGTCAAGGTATTTTTCTTTCATTCAATGTTATTTTCACCAACCGTAATCAGGGTAATCAGGTATGATAGGTTGAGTTTCTTCTTTTGTCTTTGTGCTGAACCTCTCATCATGAGCCTCAACAATGCAGATAGTCTCTATTACGACGTCGCCTGAGTATCCCCCCCTATACACTCTCATCTTAGTGCCTCCGTTTAGGGTGATATAAGGATCCCTGTCTTTCACAAACTCAACAAAACTCTTTGCTGTAAATGTCTTAACGCCTCTTCCCGCGCCGTAGCGGCTGGCCTTTTTTTTCAAAGTAAATTTGCCACCCTCACACACGACACGCTTTCGTTCGTCTTCAGAGACTAAGTAAGAGATTGAAGCAATCACTTTCTAATGCTTCGATGCTTTTTGATGTTTGCCTCAAGTATGTAATACTGACGTGCGGATCCGAAGGGGAGAACCTTGTATACCTTCGATCCCTTCTTCGCATGTCTGACTGGCAAGGCATTAACCTCTAGCACCACCGCAAGGGTGTCTGTTGCTGGGTTAAAATAACAATTGTTGTTTTCGATATAAAATTCTTTAAGTGATTTTGCAGTCCTACGAAACTGTACTATATCTCCCTGCTGGAAGACAGGTTTGGAAAAATGAGCCTCTAAGATTTTCTCTGCATACTTGTTCTCGCATACGCTTCTATACTCTTTTTCGGGGGGGATATAACCGTATGGCGCGGCACTACCGAATTTGGTAGCATGCTCTGCTACCCGTTGGACAACAGCCGTGTAGTATCCTTCTTTTTTATAATATGACAACATAAGCGAGAAAGACTCCCTAACCTTCTCGTTCGTCATGAAGAATCCTCGCCATCGCAACTTTTCTTCAAGTGCCGATGTGTTGTATCTTTTTTCAACCTGAGAAAGCACTTCAAGTTGGCGATCAGAAAGAGTGCCATGGCTGTTCGTATGGTGAAGTACGCTTTCTAAAAAGCCTCTATCCCACGGTTCCAGCGCGTTGTGCTCGACACCTGACAACAACTCTCTCATTCTTTCAATCTTCATTCCATTTTCCCACTAATCCATTGTGACGGGATTCTGACATTCTTTCTATCAATCCACAGTTTCTTTCCGATGCTTGTCTCACGATGGCTTCTTACTATAAGTACCTGGATTTGGCCAACGAAGAGACCGCCGTAGCCATGTTCATCATACTTTTCCTTGGTTCTCTCTCTGCCTAGACAGACACCCAAAATAACTGTGCCAACGACGGTATGGAACGCTACTAAATCTCCTTTTTCATACATCCCCAACCCCTGATACCAGCATAAGCCACTTCCCCCTAATCATGACAATCCTCTCGCTACCTAACAACTTTACCATACAACTATATTCATCTGGGTGTGTATTTTCCTTAAACGCATAATGTATCCTCTGCAAAACAACACCCGAAGCGTTCGGAAAATCAGGGGTGTACTCCTTGCACTGCACTAAGTCTCCCTGCTCAAATGGTTTGTGATCTCTCCTGCTTAACATACTTTAACTCCCTCCTATCCATACTTAGGCTCTTTGCCCCGTCAGAGCACCACATTACCGAAAAGAAATGGTTGTGAATCTTCGCGACAACAATCCCTATATCTTTTCGTCTCCGACGATGATAGCTCAACCCCTTAGAGTAGGCAGATAGTTGAACCAAATCACCGACTTTCATTTTCATTCGCTCAACACTTTCAAGGCACTAGATCTGACACTAAGTAACCTGTAAACTGATGATTGAATATCCACTCTCCATCCACCGTATTCGTTACGATACATTTTTGTCACAATATAAATCGCTTGATCAAGTTTCCTTCTTACCAGGCTACCGACTTTCACTGATTAACTCCAAATCTCTTTTGGGAGTTGATGTTCTCACATTGTTGTCCCTGAACCACATAACTTGTTTATATTCCTCTGTACCGGGTATCTCTCTGATTATTGTCCCGTACCAATTGTGCCAATTGGGATGATTGTATTTTACTAAATCACCGACTTTCACTTATCACCTCCAATTTAGAAACCGCTTCAATTGTTTTCAACCCAGCTAAATGTCCTGATCCTGGGTGGGTATGTGACCAAAGCACATGACAGTGGGCGGGTTGGAGTTGTCTGGTTTCAACAATAATACCAGTTCGTAGGGCATCAATAGATTTATGTCTTACCAAGTCACCGACTTTCACTGATTAACTCCAATTGAATATGATCTGACGGTATACGTCCGGTTCCTAATCCCGTGAACCACTTAATATCTACTGACGATACTGGAGAGAATGGTATCACTTTTATAACGACTCCTATACCGCTGTCTGACTTCCATCTCACTAAGTCACCGACTTTCACTGATTAACTCCAAAACATCTTTAAGCATGTCTAATTCTTCGTACATTTCTTCAGTATTGCTGCCATCGCACCACAGCACAAGGAAGGTGTGCGATTCGTATTCATCGAATTCTTCTCGAAGAATAATCCCTGGAATAATAGAATGCCAGGAATATGCTCGAACAACCAAATCACCGACTTTCATTTATCACCTCCAGGTTGGTCCTATGACAAAACTCAATCTTGCCGTCAACCAACACATCGTAATAGTCCTCTTTGCCTCGCCATGGCTTATCGGGATCAGTGTTTATGACGGCAGATACCAATCCAACGCGCTTGGTTTTCCAAGGGTCCAGCCATCTTACCAAGTCACCGACTTTCACTGATAACCTCCAGGGAACGCGCTGTTGTCCAGAAGACCCCGTAATCGCCAGGCCAACATACTTTCACAGCCGTGTTGGGCGATGGGCGGGCGGTTTCAATGACGACGCCGATGACGGTGCCACTGTGCTTTTTTACCAAGTCACCGACTTTCACTTACAATCTCCATTAAGCTTATCGACATAGGGCAATCATATCCGTAAACAAACACCCAATCATTCTCTTCCTCCAGCCTCCGAACAAGATATATGCCGTTGGCGGCCGGCAGGAAACGGCAGTTTCCCTCGATTTTACACCTGATAATGTCTCCCAACTTCATATAGAGTCAATCTCCCTTTGGTTATGCCCTGTATAAACAATGTCTCATCGTCCTCCCTAATGCTTACCATGACGTTTTCTAGTCTTTCGGGGGGTGGGCTTCTCAAGGCGTATTTCCACAAAATAGCACCATTACGCGCTGCTCTCCTACCCAGAAGCACACCAAGGGCATGATTGGGCTTAAAATAAACACAATCCCCAACTCTCAGCTCTATCTGCTGGACACTTTTACTCATTATAGCTTATCTTTTGTTTGAAGTCAAATAATTATTAATTTTTATCTTACTCTCGCTTGCGGACAATAATAGCAAAGTCTGCGGGGGTGGTACGCACAATAATACCCATATTCCTCGTACCTATCTCCGTACCAAACTCCATGTTGCGGATAACACTCTAGCCACTCACCGTCAACCACTATCTGCTCTGTGGGATGCCTAGACTGGTACATCGGACTCCAACTACAGACGTGTAAACTTCGGCAGTCGCCGTATTCTTCACATACCCATTCCGTGTGATGGTAGTCTGGATTCTTTGGATCACATGTGTCGTCGTAATGTATGTTACATCCCATGAAGAACAGCATAGACACAAGTATTGTAATTAGTTTCATTGATTTACTTTCTTGAGGCTCGACGCCATTATCTTGCGATGTTCCAATTGCGATCCACCTCCCTTCTTGCACCACAACACAGAACAAAGATAATCTGTTTGACGAAACACTGCTGACTCTACCTTCATAACAAGTCCATGGCGTTCGGAGGTATCACTGAGATTACAAAAACTGTGCTGATGCACTACCAAATCACCGACTTTCACCAACTTTTTCATCTGTTTCTCCAACTGTCTATCAACATCTGGCCGGCCCACAAGCCGATTGCAATAGTTATCACGCTTCCTAGAAATTCCATTGTCTTTCCTCCATTTGATATATCAATCATATATCATTTTTTCTCATATGTCAAGCTTATTTTTTATAAGCCTTGTTACATGTACCCCGGACAGGACTCGAACCTGTAACCCTCGGCTTAGAAGGCCGATGCTCTATCCAATTGAGCTACCGGGGCTTATTGTTTTACATTCGCTTCTTACTCGCCAGAATGTTCTCTCCCTCTCAAAATCATAAAATTTTATTGTCCCACCCTCTATGTTGTCATAAAGCATGATGCCAATCTGTGTGTCATAGGTGCTCCGCCAAAGAATCAAATCACCGACTTTCACCTGTCACCACCTTTAAATCATAATCCCACACGTTGTTCCCTATGGTACCGTTGTTCCACAATACCTTGAACGTCTTGTTGGTGCAACCCATGCCCTTGTTGTGTCCGACATTTTTAATAAGCACACCGAACCGATCAGTGTGAAATATCCGGTTTGGATGGTTGTCTTTTACTAAATCACCGACTTTCACTGATTACCTCCAAGTAATTTTTAGACCAGTCATTCCGGCTGTGGTTGTCATCGAGCCACTGTACAGATACTTGGCCGGAGCAGATTTTAACCACGATACCCATAGACTTCCTGTATTTCTTCCAGCCTTTATCTCGTGGTAGCACTAAATCACCGACTTTCACTTAACACCTCCATGGCATGATAGCTCCACACACAGTGACCTATTGCAGTTATAACATGAATATCTGGATTCTCAAAGGGGCATTTCTCGTAACTCGGACATACGCCGCACCAGCCGACTCCCGTTACGATACCGGTACGCCCTTGCCCATTTTGTACTAAGTCACCGACTTTCACTGATTAACTCCAAGAATCTTGTGTCACAATCATCTTCACAACATGCTTGTCGCATGCCATCGAAGCGGCGATGTTTGGATTTTCGTCTAATACAAAAATATTCATTTGTTACCTCAATCCTTCGAGTCGCTCACTTTCGTAAGCACCACTCAAGTCAATCGAGTGGGTAGGATCCTCTTGGTTGATGTCTGCCCACACTCGCAGGGTGTATTTACCCTCATAGAATTCGATATACGCTATCGCACCGAATTCTTCTGCGCAACTCCCCATACCCGTGATATATATATCACATGAGGTGTCGACACTGCCATTGTTGATCGAGTTCCCAATTCTAGTACTAACACTCATTATACCCTCCATCCACATTTATTGCAATAGGTTGTCCAACTGAATATCCATGTATATCCGCAATTTCCACAAGGACTACCGGAATTATTGATAAAAACTGATGACTTCAAAATATTTTGCACGATTTGCTCCACTAAGTAACGTATAATGTTTTCCCCATAGACGGATCCAACCACCGTCCCCATGGTTAATCCAAGCGACAACACCGTATATCTGTGTACGGCGGCTCCACACTAAATCACCGACTTTCACTGAGCGACTCATATTGGGGGTTCCCAACCCAGAAGTCCTGCCTAATCCCACAACTCCACAGTACTGTTCTGCGACCGAATCCATGGGTCAGGATCACGAGTCCAACATTATCGAGCTTTCTTACCAAGTCACCGACTTTCACTGATTACCTCCGAAGACTGTTCTATTTGTCTGCCCAACTGGATGATCCTGCCAGCAACAAGTAATTCCCAGTCATAGTTTAGCCAGTCGGCACGAGGGAGTTTCCTGATCAGCAGGGCGATGCCCGTTGGCAATCCCCAGTGTCTACAACAGCCGGGTGGTAAGTTTATTATGTCACCGACTTTCATTTGACTTCTCCAAATCTTCATATTAACACAATATCAGTTGTTTTCTTAAAAGTCAAGCATTATTTTTACTAATTATCTCCAACTCTGCGGCGATGGCCCAATACCACTTACCGGATGGATAAAGCACGCGATAGTTGTTGAACATAATCTCTACTAGTAACCCTACGCCGAAATCGTAAGTCTCAACTAAATCACCGACTTTCATTTTCTCTTGCCTTGTCAAGTAGTTTCTATTACTTTTCGGAGTCTCGCCCTCATCCTATCCTCATCCCAGTCGAGAGTCTCGCTATGACACTCGGTGATGATCTCTTTGATGAGCCTGTCGTATAATCGCTTATCTTCGTCGTCGAGGATGTCCTCTTCTCTCCATGTAATAACCTTTTCCAGCCGCTCAATCTGCTCTTCAACTCTTTCTGGTGTATTGCCGCCACAAATATGACAAGCATCATCTTTACAAGAGGAGTCGCAGTAACAATCTGGGCATCCCATTCCGCCTTCTTGATAGGCAACACAGTCTTCTTTTAGATGCTTATAAGGATATGGATTGTCCGCCAACTTTTGTAATGTTTCTTTGTGATCGTCAATAACTTGTTCTGCTGCTTTTCGGCATAGTGATCGCAGTTTGATGTTTTCTTTTTTTAGTTTTCGGTTTTCGTCAGTCATTTTATTTCTCCTCGCAACTGTCCATAAGTATCAAACTCTTGTTCGCAAGTTAACACAGTGTGTTAACTTTCGCAACCATTCTTGATTGCAGCGTTTGGCCCTGATCTCCTTGCTTTTGGGAATAGGGTGTTTTCTTTTTTTAGATCTCGTACCAAACTATCCTCAATTGGCTCTGGATGGATACCTTTTGTCTCTTTGTTTGGTAAGCGTTCTATTTCGCTGAATATTCCCTTTATTGCGACGTTTGCAAAGTGCTCACAACTGTCTTCCAATGTAGTATCCCTGTCATAGACAGTGCAAAAACCAGTCTCAGCTGTGCAGGTTGATCTAAGATAAACACAGTTTCTACAATGGCGCTTGACCAAATCACCGATTTTCATTTACAACCTTCAAATCGTAATCCCATACGCGATTGCCAATGGTGCCGTCTTGCCACGAGACTTTGAAACTCTTGTTTAGGGCTGTAGGCACGTTGAGATACATTTCGGTTAGAAGCACACCAATTTTCTTTGCTCGCCCAGGATAGTTATAGTAAACTAGATCACCGACTTTCATTGATTACCTCCGAAGATTGCTCTAGCTGTCTACCGAGTTCAATATATCTGCCATCAACGAAGACTCTCCAGTCATACTCCAACCCGTCATTGCGTGGTAGCTTCTCAACCAAGAGCGCGATGCCCGTTGGCAGTTCCCAATGGCGACAGGCACCTCTTTGCAACCTTATTAAGTCACCGACTTTCATTTGGATAATCCTTTTTTAAGAATTTCTGACTTACCTATTTAGTATATCATATATTTTCCAATTGTCAAGCGATTTCGATTCTAGAAAACTTAATTTTTTTACCATGCTCCGCGATAAGATTCTTCCTTTTCTTCTCACAGATTTGCTTGGTGGCATATATATGCTGTCTTTTGCCATCACCTACTCTATAAGCCAAGTGGTATATCATTCAATATCTCCCGATACTTGATTAAAGCTAGTTCTTTTTTATACTTTATCTACGAAAGTGTCGCGGGGGCGAAACAACTGCTTCACTCTTGCTAAAGCTTTTTGTGGTAGCGTCAATGCCCTGTAAACATCGTAACATGTAGTGGACATCAACATATCCGCTGGACTGACTGTCCTCTTAATATCCTCTCGTGGCTCCAAGTGTACATCTGTATTCTTCATGAATTCTTTTTCCTCCTTTTTTGTTTTTATTTGTAAGAAGAATATATTATATACCCAATTCAGCCAAGATTAAAGCGAATAAACAATATTGTAGCAGGAATTCAGTAGGTTGCCTAGCTAAGAATTAGGGACACACCCAATATGAAAACGCCCAATACCAGCAATTTCAAAAGGACTAACCAAGTTAACATATTTCTTTTTTCAACTTTCCTATAATATAGGATTTAATCGTGTAAGTCAAGCCAAAAGACAATAATAATTAAATTCTCTTTCTCTTACTGATTATCTTCCACCTTTGGGTACCCCACCACCGAGAATCACCAGAGTTATCCAACACTAGTATATCTTTTAGCGTGGAATTGACGTCTAGAATTATCCCATGTTGCAAGACTTCCGGCTCAGGGAGAGAAGTGTTGAAGATATAACTAACTACTAGATCACCTATTTCATATTCGTCTTCGTTCATACACTTAAATAGTACCTAGTATGTGTATGGACGACGCTAAAAGCACAATTACGTGCCATATCGTGTGATAATACCTCTTCTCATCATTAATATAGAAGTATATCCCCACCAAGTAAACAAGACAACCAATCAAGAAAAAAGCTATCTCTCCAACGCTGCCAGAAACACAAGCTACAACGCACAGGTTGGCGATGCCGATTGTAATAGGAACAAAAAGAGAATTTCTCTCAAAGGAAGGCTTGCCATAATATATAGCGATGTATTGACAACCCGAAGCTGCCAATACAATAGGGAGCGCAGAAAACAAAAACGAAGAACCAAGTATCAAACAATATGCGACGGACGTGCCGCCGATGGCTAACTGTATTGAAATCATATCCAACATTCTGAGAATGTCTTTCTTTTTTGCTTCTCTCTCGTAGTGGTAAAGTGTCGAAAGAGCATACACAATGCACATGCTGATACACACTATCTTTGTCTCTATTCTTGGTAGCGACAAGGCTAGCGGCAAAGATACTGCGATACCGAGCGCATGCGTTCCAGAGTTCCACAACTCTTCTAATCGTGCTCTGTCTTTCGCCACTAATTATTTTACCTTCTTGGCAGAAACTAGCTCGTCTTGCCACTCAAGCATAGTCTCTATCATTTGCTTCTTGTTCATGGAGCTTATCTCTTTGTGAGACAACTTCCCATTGCTTGTTATCGTCTGCTGACTACTGGTAATTATCTCCCTCTTGTATCCTTCTTTTTTAATTTTTTCTGCAATCCTCATCCTCTCTATAGCAAGATTTGCATATTTGTGTGAGATGTCAATGCCAATCCAATTTCTTTCATTAATATGCGCCATCTTCGTGGTTGTGCCAGAACCAACAAATGGATCTAAAACAACATCTCCGGGGGAAGTCCATGTTAATACATGATCCTCTACCAGCCTTTCAGGGTAAATCGCTGGATGATCGAAAGCTATGGCATCCTTTGTTGAAAAGTTTTTTCCTGTATTGTATTTCCATATATTATTTCTCGGTGAAAATTCTGGTACAGGCTTCTGTACACGACTCTTTAGCTTTCCATCCTTACCTCTCATCGAAGATATTCCAAGCCCCAACTTGGAATAGTTAACTCTCGTAAAATCAAACCCAGAGTCATCAATTGTGACACCCTCTTGAGTCTCTTTGTATCCCATTGACTTCAGTGCTTTCCTGATGAGTTCAAACAATTCTTGCTTTTCCGTCTCGGTGTGACTTCCCCCAATGGAATCAAAGTTAAATTTATCATTAAAGCTACCCCACCCAGTCCACTTATTGGGCTTGTCGCACACAAGATTGTGAGTTTTGGGCTTTCCCTTAGAAAACACAAACATGTATTCAAAAATCTGAGAGTATCGGTTGCCATCGCGACGGGCAGGAAAGGATGTGCCGTTCTTTTCATATATCATCGTGTCATGAATGTTAAACCCTATTTCCTTGAAGTACAGCGCTTGGCGGAATGAGCTTCCAGATTCGCTACCCTTGTCGACGGCATCTCCAACAACCCATACAACCACCCCACCTGGCTTAGTTACCCTATGAAGCTCGTCTGCAATGCTCTCAAACGGGAATGAGTAACCGTTGTTTTCTGTGAGTTTTTCTGCAATCTTCTTTTTCTTGAATGCTGACAATTGTCTCTTGTATTCATTCTCATCTGAGAAGTCGACAGCAGATAGATTGAAGGTTTCAGTAAACTCGTCGGAATAAAATCTAATGTCATCGTACGGTGGCGAAGTCACCGTTAAATCAACACTGCTATCGGGTAAATTTTTAAGCTTCTCTACAGAGTCGCCACACAATATTCTGTTAAGCGGCAATTGTGACATTGGATATCCCTTTCCCTGCCGGAGCAGCACTAGCTAGTGTGTTGTTACTATCTCGGTATGAGCACAGTGATTCCTTGAGAATTTTACACCATTTCCTCTGGGGCGCAACAGAACCTAGAGCAATGTACTCCGAATAACGTGATGCTACCGAATTGTGAATTTTAGCCTTAGTGAAACTGCTTTTATCAGTGGCTTTGCCTGCCCAACCCATGTCAAACCCGTCAACTACTGAAAAGTGCGCGGACTTAAACATGCCAGCTATCGCAGATGTCGAGAATGGTGGCAACTGAATGTCTTTATCTAACTCGTAGTTGATAAGGACATAGTTGTCAATCTTTCCGCTGCCCTCCGAATGAGATGAGCCAGTCCAGCCATTATCGCTCTGACTAGTCTTTACTTCAAAGTATACTACAGACTCTTTATCTAAAACTTTCACGCCAAAGTCGTTTTTTTGTTTCTTTGCGTTGTGAAGTTTAGATACTGTAACGAAGCCACTATCGGATAAGACTTTCTTAATAGCATACTCAAACTCATATGCAGCCCTAACAGTCAAGAAAACAGTCTGCTGCCCCTTGTCTTCCTCGACATGCTGCACGTAGTCGTTAAGCGTTCGGATCGAAGGCTCAAGTCTACGAAGAGATTTAAAATTATCTCCGACAACATTCTCCACCAAGGCGAGCACGCTAATAGCAAATTTCTTCGTCCTCATGAAAGATACTAAATCATCGTATGTCTTCATCTCTAACACTCCCTTTTTTAATTAATTTTGTTATGACGTAAGTCAATACTAGTCTATCATTTTCGCAAGACAAGTCAATCTCTCTGAATTCCTTAAGCAGTTGTTCGATATCTCTGAACAGTAACTCTTCTTCACAATGAGAAGTAATTGGCACTGGCGTCACATGTGGTGATGGCCAGGAAACTTCCCTATCGGATCCGTATTGTCCTTTACATTTTTGTATAGGCATCTTATTCTTCTCCAGTGTGAGAGCTAATTTCATTGGCTATCATTGTCAGCGCGTCGGCGATGTCAAATGCATCGTCAGGGCTGACATTTATACTAAAATTTGCCCCGATAGCGATGCTCATCATACCGTGGTGCTCTAAAATTTCAACCCTTACCACATCACCTTCCTCTGCTGTCACATAGAACGATCTAGAATTGACTTCAAACAATTATTTTCTCCTACTTTCTTTCTCACAAGTGATTGTGTAAACTACTTTCAGACATTCCCTTAAGGGGTATGTATACGTATTCTATTTCTATATATATTATACCTTCGTCTGAGAAGAGAGAAGCCTCAATCTCAAAATGTGGTATCTTCCAAGTTGTATTGATTTCAGCTACACCTACCCCTATTGCGTAACACTCTGAAGCGAATACAAGTTCCTCCATGATTGACTCTCGTATAATCTCTCGGAAGCGGGGGGGTCCATACTTCTTTGACATAGCTGACACTATATCTTTATATCTTACTTTGCAATTGAACTCATTAATACCTACTGGGCCGATGACTAACCATGCTTTGCTTATCTTTGATTTAAAAAATTTAATTATTAATTCAGTTTCATATATCTGCTCGATCTGCCCTCGGAATCGCATTTCTCCGTATTCCAAGTCTCCCATGATGTATCGATAATTTTTATATTTTTGAAAATTATAATTCAGCTCTTTTGCCCAAGGAAGATCCAAAGGAGTAGCTACCACGTTTATCTGTGGGGCTAACATTGATAACAAACATAGGAGCGGAATATATATCAAACCCTTTCACCAACTGTTTATATATAGTAACATATAAAAATCAGACTTGCAAGTTAATTTAAATTTTTTGTCTGGTTTCATAACTCTTCCTATAAGTGTTCATCGCCATCACTAACCTAGCTTGCAAGTCCGCTATCTCTGGGCGGTGGGGGATATTATTAGGAGACGTCAAATCGATAAAGGATTCTAGCACAGTTTCAATGCCGTACCTCCCAATAATCTTAGACATTTCCTGAGAAACCATATCTTTCTGGCTCTCAGGCTTCTGTTCTTCTTCATTTTCGTTACTCATGTGTTTCCTCCTTCCAGCACTGATATATATATAAATAGTTTACTTTTTCCCTATTGTATCTCTTAAAATCCCAACCTCTTTCTGTAGGTTTCTCATTTCAAGTGTCATCATGCGCATTTCCATTACCACTTTCGACTCCTTTTCCGATTGATATTTTGCAACATCCACCGTTATAGAATTCGACTCCGCAGTTTGACTCATTATCATGAAAGTCACACATGCGAGGCACCCCAATAACAAGAAAGCCAGGATGTTTATCCCCTTTGATAATTTAACTGCAACTTCTCTCTTCACAGCCCATAATCCAAATCTGATAGCCAACAAAAGGCATGTTGGTTTCCGGCTTCCAAGCAATCTTCTGTGCACCTCAAGCCGTGTAATTCTGATTCAGGATTGTGACATAGCCACAGGCTTGGCGTTGCATCGTTTGTCGAAGAGTCTGTCGTCTCTGAATACAGTACATTCTGCTCTTCACAAGAAACTAACATAAACGCAAACAACCACAAGTATCTCATATATTCTCCTTATGCTGAACCACAAAAATAGTCCTATTCGGCATGCCGTTCTTGTCCAGCACTTTAAAAGAATCTATTACTCTGTTTCTCTCGTTCAACAAATTTTCTAATTCTTCTTTTTCGATACTCAGACAGTCTGCTGAGTTTAATGCAAAATACGCGTCTGTGCACCCATACGACCACTCAATAAAGCATGCGCCGCCTTTTTTTAAAGTACGCATCCACTGATTCAGGCAATATCTAAAATCATAACTGTGATCTATCGAATTAGAATAAATAAAATCAAACTTTCCTACCCACCCTTCTTTAATATCATGAAAGTCCCACTGAAGTACGTTTGCAAACCTACTTGCAGTTTCAGAAATTTCCGTACCTATTATGTCAGCTTCAAGTAAATTTCGAAACCTCTCAACTTCAAATCCGTTTCTGACGCCATGGCACACTCCACTTTCAACTTCCATATCGGAATTCTTAATCCATTCAACTATCGAATCTATCTCCCTTTCGGATATCCAAACTCTTTCTAGTTTTCTTTTATTCGTATTTGTCTGTGCGTCAACATATTCATCATAATTTTCCCATGGACGATTATATTTCATTGCTATTCCTTCCTTTATTCAAAGTCTGTCGGAGATGGATCCACCACTAACAGACTTCCACTGTTGTATGCGCTCTCATTATAGCACGAGTACCCATACTTCTTCACAACTTCCTCGGTTATTTGCTTCATTTTTTTAGAATTGCCAGTTATAATACGGCAAGGCAATTCTGCCCAGTTTAAAAAACAGCTGATTTTCTCTACCGCAGCAGAGTGTCGTATGTTATGTAAATCCAAAATCTGAAGAGCCACGTGACACCTACTTTAACATACTTCTCTGGCTAAATCTAACTCTTCAAGCAGAGTGTACGTGAAAGAGTTACCCCATACGTCGGCGGCACGATTACAAGTGTCCATGAACTCATAAAAGTCTTTACTACTTTGGAATACTTGACAGCCTGCAGATACCCCACCTGTATACTCCCTTTCGTCAGATCCCCATTGACGATGAATATTGATGCCGTACCATCCCTCGTCCTCTGCGCCGACATAGTCAGGGGTAGAATCTCTATTATTGTCCCTCCAAACCTTAACCTTCGAACCTCTCTGCACAAGGGCTGTGTACTTCCGCTTGCCGCCGTGAGTTCCTATTCTATATGTCGAACGATACTGATCAGGTACTAATATCGCAGTACCCTTGCTCTGAACGCTGGCTAGCGGTTTTCTCAGGATACTGATACCTGGTTCAGTTGTCGCAGGATAAATATCACAAACCCAGGAATCATCCACCTTGTACAGAATGTTAATAAAGTCGTCGAAGCGTGATGCACTCCCCGACTTATTTCTCACGCCGACGATATTCAAGTTATAATCCCCATTCTTAAAGAATGAATAACCCTTGCTCTCCATAGCTGCCGCATAACTTTTCGCCAGAAGCTTCGCTTGTAATCCGATTATCTTTGCCATTTCTCAATGCTCCTATTTGTCGACTATGCTTCTTCAAACTCTGCATCAATGATATCGTCATCTTGCGAGTCTTGAGTTTGTTCTTCTGCTGGCTCTGCTTGTTGTGCTGCCTCATACATTTTCTGGGTTGTCGACTGAACTAAGGCAGTAAGAGAGTCAAACTCCGAATTAATTTCAGACGGGTTATCTGAACCCTGAAGTGCAGCCTTCGCAGAAGCTATCGCTGTTTCCATTTTTTCGATGGAGCCAGCTTCAAGCTTTTCAGAATTTTCATCCATGAGTTTGCGGGTTTGAAATACTAGGGACTCCAGAGAATTCCTCTTTTCTACGTTCTCTCTTTTTTGTTTGTCTTCCTCCGCGTAGCGCTTGGCGTCCTCTACCATGCGCTCGATGTCTTCTGCGGACATCGATCCTGATCCCTGTATCTTTATCGACTGCTCTTTGGAAGTTGCCTTGTCCTTAGCAGAAACGCTAACAATGCCATTTGCATCGATATCGAAAGTTACTTCTATCTGAGGCACTCCGCGGGGTGCGGGTGGAATTCCATCCAGTTTAAAGACACCGAGCCTCTTGTTGTCTGCCGAAAACTCCCTCTCCCCTTGCAAAACCTTAATGTCGACTGCTGGTTGGTTGTTCTCCGCAGTAGTGAATACCTGAGACTTCGAGCATGGAATAGTGGAATTCCTCTCTATCAGTCTTGTCATGACGCCGCCCATGGTTTCTAAGCCTAGGGATAGGGGGGTGACGTCCAATAAGAGAATGTCTTTCACCTCTCCCGAAAAAACTCCTCCCTGTACCGCTGCGCCTAGGGCAACAACTTCGTCTGGATTCACCGATGAACTGGCGCTTTTTTCAAATAATTTCTCAACCGCCTGACGGACTAAAGGTATCCTAGTTGAACCTCCGACGAGCAAGACTTCATCAATATCCTTGATAGAAGCTGACGCATCCTTCATTGCTTTTCGCACTGGATCTAGAGTCTTTTCTACCAGCTCATCTATCATTTGTTCAAACGTCGATCGAGTGAGAGAAACGTTCATATGCTTAGGGCCCGACGCATCAGCTGTCAGAAATGGCAGATTTATATCTGTCTGTTGCGCGCTTGATAGTTCAATCTTTGCCTTCTCTGAAGCCTCTTTAAGCCTTTGCAACACCATCGGATCTCCAGATATGTCAACTCCCGTCTCCTTCTTGAATTCGCTCACAAGCCAATCAATTAAAATTTTATCAATATCGTCGCCGCCCAAATGAGTATCCCCGTTTGTACTCAACACTTCCACAACTCCGTCTGCGATGTCTAATATAGAAACATCGAACGTTCCTCCACCGAGATCATACACGGCTATCTTGCGCTCTTTTCCCTTGTCAAAGCCGCATGCCAGAGCTGCTGCAGTAGGTTCGTTGATAATTCTCCTGACTTCCAGGCCTGCTATCTTTCCAGCATCCCTAGTTGCCTGACGCTGAGAGTCGCTGAAGTATGCCGGGACTGTTATAACAGCCTCTCTGACTTCTTCCCCCAAGAAACTTTCCGCTGCTGCTTTGAGTTTTAAGAGCACTTGTGCGCTGATTTCCTGAGGGGCGTGCAACTTCTCGCTAGCTAGAACTTCACACATTCCAGAAGAAGACTTCTTCACCGAGTAGGGCATGGACTCTGCTTCGGCTGATATGTCATCGTACTTCATACCCATAAATCTCTTTACTGAAAAAATGGTATTTTGCGGGTTCGTGACTGCCTGCCTTCTGGCTGGACTGCCCACTAGCCTATCTCCTAATTTCGTATATGCAACCACTGACGGGGTTGTCCTCGCCCCCTCTTCGTTTGTAATTATCTGGGGAGTTCCAGACTCCATGACTGAAACGACACTGTTCGTTGTTCCTAAATCTATTCCTATAACCTTTGACATGAAATTCTCCTTTTCACCTTAGTCCTCTTAAATATAAACACATTTTTTACCTATGCAACCATTATAGCATAAATAATTGCAAAATCAAGACAATTTTTTAATTATTTTTAATCCAAGGCAACAAACTTTATCAACCAGTTAACCGACACCCACCCTTTATACGGGCCCGTTTGCTTCGAGAACGCCTTCTCGAAGTGAGAAGAATATTCTGTTCCCGGCATCATATGCACGAGCGCTGCATGCTTGCCACTACTTAAGCCTTTATCATTCTTTTTCACTTCCAGAACAACACCCACCCACTCCTTACCATACAATATATGATACACTAAGTCACCTGGCTGAAACTCCTCTTCCTTTTTCCACATTCTCTGCAGCATCCGTTGGTATCTCAGTCTGGAGTGTATTTAATCCGTCGTCAAACCAAACCAAATAACACAAACATATCCAAGCGGCGAGCCAAAGCACTAGTACCGCCTTCATAAACTTATCATTCACAACTAATTATGCTCCAGCTACGAGAATCTTTCCCATTTTGAATATCGAACTTTTCTTTTGCGCAAAACATTACTATAGTCAACAATACGGCGAGGGCCCCCAGTTTAATATTATAACTTTTCATCTACGTCATATGGTATGATATTAACTATCTGAACTAGCCTTGAGATATATGAAGACGCAATGTCTTCTCTGTTTCTGTCTCGAGCCTCTGATATTCGCCACCTAATAGCTTCGAATGTCATGCCACAATTTATATAAAATTGGTATGCCTCAAAAACAACCCTCGCCATTGAAGCATTTATAGATCTGCCATATGCCCTAAACGTCATGGCGCTACCGTTACTACTGCACGTCTCTAAGATGACTAAAGCTTTAGCATCAGCCCCTGATGGCGTCTTTCTTGTGCCAACATCAGCCTTAACTGAAAACCCTGAGAATGTCAGATTCCTTAAAAGGGGAAACTCCTCCACGTATTCTGACATAAGTGCCCCAAACAGTGAATTCACTGCCCCTTCTGACGTGTTTCTGATTTTTTTTTCTTTCTTTTTGTGCACGCCGCGCCTTTCTTCATATGAGCATGCAACCTCCGTCACGCCGGAATATTCTTTGATACTGATACCTTTAAACGAAAAATCTATTAGATTTTTATCAGATATGTCTGATATTATCTTTTCAACATGGTGCCTTCTTGTTTCCTCTGGACGCAAGATGTCTCCCATCTATTCTACTCTTTCTAACGAAGTTGAAACCTTAAAGATGTTGCTTACGCCTTTAAGCCTCTGGACGTCCCTCAGTATCCTTTTCTTGACATCCTCTGGTGCTCGAAACTCGCCTGGCACACTAGGTATAAATTTAATACTTACGCCCGCTACGTACCTCATCTCCCCTAAACGCTGGTTAGCTATAACCACGGTGACAATAGTGACATTCGCTAGCGCTCGCAAGTCGGCAAGTATGTCATCTAGCCCTCTCTGAGTGGTGCTGTCGGACTCAATAGTGTAACCCAACATGCAGTAAAACTTGTATATACCCCTTTGGCGAGATCTACCTTTCTCTTCAGATATCTCTGAAAAATAATTCTGTATTTCTTTGCGCAACATATAGTGCTCCTATTCTATACTAATTAGTAAAACAAAAACAAAAGGCTGCACGTTTGTGTCACCTTTTTCTGAGGTGTCATTCTAACATAATCACGTAAATATCTGAATAACAACAATCAGCAAAGATAATGCTACACACGATAAAGTTTTAGCTGTCATCATACTCTCTTTTAGGAATACGCTAGTAAGTATCGGGAACGTAACATAGGAAAGCCCGAAGCTCATAAACCTCGCCGACCAAACAGATTTACCGAGCCCCTCTGCAGTGAACCTCCATGCATACCAAAATGATAAGCCGCATGGAATGCCCAACAGAACCACAGTTAGCAAGCCCTTGTCTTTCCACCAGTCATTAATGAACTGAAGATTCAGCTGAAACCAGCTTACTGTCTGAGCCAATAAGAACAGTCCTGCTCCAATTATTATCTTTTCCTGCGACGTCATTATTGAGTCTCCAGGCTTATACCAGCCTTAAGTAGTTCCGATCGGTTGACATTTAGCATCGCTGTTATTTTAGATAGCCCCAACACAACTTCTACATCAACTTCGTAGTGGGTCTTCCCTGGTTCTGGAACAAAGTGTATCTCCAGCATCTCTCTGAAGGCGTGAGCCTCTAGCAGGATTTCGTGTACTCGGCTTGACACCTCTCTGCTGTGCAAGACGTTTCTAGTTGTGTAGTGATCAGCCAGTAGGGCATCGGCTCGTAAGGATAAGCTCTGTGCTTCTACAAAGAACCTCCTTACCTCAGTGGCTGTAAATGCTAGTCTTTTTTTAGGCTTTGGTTTATCTTCCGACATGCTTAAATCCTCTTCCCTTTGCCCCAGAAGAAAGCGCTCTTCCTTGCCCGTGTGATAAGAAGGGCAGATATATATTTCTTACCGCGGGACTCCATTAAGCTAGCCTTGTGCAGCTCAAAGAGCCCATACTTTGGATATCTTTGCCTTTTGCCATACTTTTGCCTGGGCGGCGGTTTATTTAAGTAAGCCACGCAAGCTGCAGCCAACTCTTCGATGGTTGCGTCTACCATGTCTCCGTCGTTGACGCGTATCTTTACTGCAACAACCCACTTTTTGGCGCCATACCCTGAGATTTCCCAGAAATTGCTGCCGTGGTATCTTCCGAATCTGACAGGGGACAACTTTGACGATGTTGAATATTCCCTTACTGGCTGTAAGTCACACTCCACCTCATACATTTTGTTCTCCTATTTCTTTTTCCACGTCCGAGAAGCCTCCGACTAGTCGTGTGGCCCCGGTTAAAAGGTTGTTCTCCAGTATGATAGGTATTGTTCCCCAGCTATAATACCTTTTTGCCTCCTCTATACCTTCAACATCTTCCTCCATGTTCAAGAATACATATTTTATATCCAGCGACGTGAGCAAGTCTTCCGCTTTTCTGCAATAATTGCATGATGGTGTGCCATAAATTATGTATCTTGAATTACCCATGTAGAATCACCTTCTTCGAAGAGAGGGAGAGACTCTCGCTCACCTCGTTCAGAGATCCAACGACTGTAATCTCTGTATGATAATTGGAGTGACTACTGGTGAACATAATTGTACAAAAAGCTCGGTTCTCTCCTATCGTCGATGTGCTCTCAAATATCGCCGTATTCAGCTTCTTGTTCTCTCGAAGAAACGCAACATGCTCTGAGTTGACAAGTATCTCCCTTGTTCTATACAACATTTTCGATGCCGGATTCTCTAAACTAGTAGATTCCCTGTATACTTCTTTTAACTTAACTATCATTTCCTATCTCCTTCGATTAAGAAAGCATTGCTTTTCATAACTAACCACGGGACACCGTCACAGAGAACTTTGTATATATCTCCAAAATCCCCCAACACCAACACCACTCGCGGTGTATGCAATTTCTTATACGCTGATGGGGAATTCTCATGATTCTGCATCAGCGTTTCCGATGGTAGGTATACCAAGCTATTCTTCAATGCTTTCCTGGTTTTCATGATTATTTATCTTTTCGACAAGACTGTTAGCTAGCGCCGAGTTGTAGCTGGCAACAATTGCTAAACAATCGCTGATCAGCAAGTCTGCATGCACCATCTTGTCTCTAGCTTCGCTAAGCTTAATGTAGAATTCTTCTGGCGTTTGTTTATTCTCGAATTCTGACGCGGCGTCTGCTAAATCCTTAGAAGAAAGTCTCGAATACGAAACTGCCTTATCTAAAAGTCTCGCTACTTCTTCTGGGATATCATCCATATCTACTGTATATTGTAATTTTACTTTCAAGCTCCCTCTCTTTCCAAATATCTCTTATATTTTTTTATTGAAATCCGAGACTCCTCGTCGTACGACTCTGGCAAAGGTATCCCAAGAGATAAAGCCAGCAGCTTACCGTACTCCCATGCTGATAATTCCATATTCAAGACATCATCCTCAGTGCCCGAAGCATGTCCTAAGATTGCATGCGATGCCTCGTGCAATAGTCCGCATAAGCATGACTCTGCGGTTTGGCTAGAATTCATCTCTATTAGACATGAGTCGTGATAGTAGCTATCTTCGTATGCTGAGTCGTAATCAACAACGATGTCGTACTCTTCGAGTAAAAGATGCTCGATTCTTCTAAGTAACTCTTCCAAAACTCAAATCCCCTAACTATTAACTAATTCTACCAGATCTAAGATAGAATGTCAAGAGCCAGAAGATATTTTATTCAGAACTAGTGCCCCGATGACACCAACAAAACTGGTGAACAATATCCACATCATCTTCGTGGAGGTGGATTTCCATGTTTCAAGATTCTTAATCCTAGCATACAATCCGTCATCGGGATTATAAACCGCTTCTTTTATTTTTGCTATATCTTGAGACATCTCTTCCTGCTTCTCTCTCATAACAGAGATATCATTCATCATCTGACTCATCTTCAAGTCTATCTTCATCATGCACTGTTCTGCGTTGGGATTCTCATTACTCATAGCTCACCCTCCAAAGTAGGTTAGAATACACCGTAATTAGTCATCGCAGTCGACAATTGCGTGATTAGTTGTCAATAATGTACCAGAAACGGATACTGCATTCACTAGGGCGCAGCGGGCAACCTTAACAGGATCAATAACCCCGACAAGATACATATCAACCATGTCTCCTGTTGAGAAATTCATGCCAGTATCACCTGATTCATTCAGAATACTGTTGATTACAACGTCCTCGGACATTCCGCAGTTTAAAGCCATTTGTCTAACCGGTGCCTGTAGCGCTTCCTTCACCACGGAAACCCCGATTGCTTGCTCTTCAGTGTCCGTTTCAACTGTCAGGTTCTCACTAATTCTCAACAAGGCGATGCCGCCGCCGGGGATGACACCCTCTTGCTGCGCCGATCTCACCGCCTCAAGTGCGTCTTCAATTCTATGCTTCTTTTCTATCATTTCAATTTCTGTTGCGGCGCCAACCTTTATAACTGCGATACCACTAGCTAGCCTTGTAATCCTCTCCTGTACCCTCTCTGCGGCGAGGAGCGAGTCAGTCGTCTCCACCTCCCCCTTCAACATATCTATACGCTCCTCTGCCTTGTCAGCGTCACCGCGGCCTCCGACGATGGTGGTAAACCCTTTCGAGATCTCGATTGACTGAGCCGATCCGAATTGTTGCATTTCAACGTTCTTAACATCGTCTCCTCGTGATTTCTCAAAATAATGCCCACCTGTGGCGATAGCTAAGTCGCTCATGATACCGCGGCGCTCCTCTCCATACCGAGGGGCTTTAATAGCTGCCACTTTCATAGTGCCTCTCATGGAATTCATGATTAACGCAGCAAGTGCTTGGCCAGAAATATCATCTGCGACAATGACAAAAGGCTTGTTCTCCCGCGCAGCTATCTCTAGCGATGGAAGTATTTGCTCTACGTTTTCTATTTTCTCATTCACAATTAAGAACATCGGGTTTTCGTAATTCACAGTGCCGCGTCTTTCGTCTGTAACAAAAGCCCCGGCTGCGTAGCCTGCATCCATGCGAAAGCCCTCTTTTAATTCTAGCGTAGTTTCTACTGAGCGTGCTTCTTCGATTGTTATAGCGCCATCTTTCCCGACTCTATCGACAGCCAGAGCAATAAGATTTCCTATCTCCAAATCCCCATTCGCGGATATCGTCGCAATGTGTGACACGTCCTGTTGACTCTGTATGGGGCGCGAGGATTCCTTGAGCCTCTCAGACACCTTCGCTACGGCTTTGTCCATCCCTCTCTTTATTTCGATTGGCGAGGCGCCAGAAACCAAGTGTGCCATGGCAGACTTAAGTATTGCGCGAGCGAGCACAGTCGAAGTTGTCGTACCATCACCAGCATCAACGTTTGTTTTCGCTGCTGCCTGCTTTACAATCTGCGCTCCCAAGTTTTCAAACTCATCCTCAAACGAAATGAACTTAGCAACAGTCACTCCGTCTTTAGTTATGTACGGCCTGCGGTTTTTCTCTTTAATGATAACGTTCCTTCCGCGTGGGCCCATCGTCGATGCCACGTTATCGGCTAAAGCATTAACACCTTTCATTAGCTTCTCTCTTAAAGAAATTTTCGAATCATACTTTTTAGACATTATTACCCCTTTGTAAAATCAAGTACCCTATATATTATAATCATTTTATCAGATTTGTCAAGTGTTTTAAAATTAAATACGGCCGGCGGATTTAGAGACAGCGTCGGCTGAACTCTTCACTTTTCCTGCTTTTTCTTTCGTATTTGCTGATGGGGCATAAAGTAGCTCCGTTGATTTTTTACTAAGATCTTGCAGGGTTGATAGTAAGCCTTTAAATTTCTCGTCCAGATCAGACAGTATCTGCTCTGTGCGCGCCTCTACATTTTCGAACTCTATCGTTCCAAGATGCTGATATGCTGCCTGATTTAAGAGCCAGGAGCTGTCCACCTTCATTCCTTCTGGCTCCCTTGGCGAATCCACGCCTAGGTGCCTCTTTATCGTCGGAACACTTTTCGCAAATTGACTTTTAGAAGATACTCTAGACATAAGCGGATCTCCGGGAACATATTTGTCAGATTTCTTTTTCCTACCCTTCCTCTGTTTCTTAATATATTTCCTTGGGGCTCTCTCTCGAAATGCGTCGATGACTTCCTCAGAGATATGGAAAGCTTCAAAAGATAAAGTATTCTTACCCTTATCCGCAACAATGTAAGTAAACCCTTCAGGGTATTTCTCTAGCGACATTTTTATCGAAGCTTCGCTGAATTTTACTTTTGTTGCCCCTGAGGATATTAATTTTATTGATGTCGCAAGACTGGGGAAATCGACATCAACCACGCCGGAATCTTTCGTCTTCTTGTTGTCCGGACGTATACGCTCTCCACCAAACACTAAAGCCATTAGAACTTCAAACAAAAATCCGGCAGATGATGCATCCGGTGTTTTTTGCAAATTATAAAATATTCTCAAAACCTGTATTGTTGATAGCGCAGCTGCATGATCATTGACGCTCACAGAACTATTCAAGAATGAATTCATCTCATTTATGAAGCTCCCCAAGTCTCTGATGTCTCTTGTCACCCTAAGACTTTCCAACGCTGACTTTAGCTTTTCTTTTTCGTGCGGAAAGGACGCGCCCTCAGCATTGATGCTCAGCCAGCTGGGATCAAGCTGAAAGTCTGGTATCAGCAATTTCACCTCTTTGCTCGTCCCTTTCGCACTAGCTGATTCTAATATCTCCGGATTTTGCTCAACCTCAGTGGCGGCTTCAACCTTCTTATCGAAGGGTGATGAGCCTTCAACCTGCTCCACCAGCTCAACTAGGTTCTTAAAATTTAGAACGTTCTGGGCTTTGCGGGGTAAAAATTTCTCTACTATATCCTCGAACGACGGCATTGGGTATCCTCCATCTTAATTAGTTACGTGCAAGTTAAATTACCACATCTGCAATGCCATGCTCGATAGCTTCTTCTGCAGACAGGTATACGTCAACATTCTTTTTCAAAAATTTACGAATTCTCTTCTCAGAAAGGTTTGTCTCAGCTGCTAAACACTTAACATACTGGCTTTGGATCCACCTAACTTCTGATATTTCATTCTCCATATTTAGGAAGCTTCCGTGATAGCCGCCGTTAACACTGTGTATCATTACTCGACAATTGGCGCCGATTTCCCTTTTGCCTTTGGTGCCAGCTGCTAGCAAAAGTACTCCGGCAGACATTACCTTCCCCATCCCAACGGTGTTTACATCGCAGGTTTCCTTAACCAGGTTTATAGTGTCGTATATCGCAAACATCTCCGAGGCAGTGCCGCCGTTTGTTGAAATTAAAAAACTCATCGACTTTCTTGATTTGGACTCTTCTAAAGTCTCCTCTTCAATTTCATCGCTTGACTCGTCATTATCTCGGGCAGGGTGTGCGTGATCTTTAAGGAACATGAGAGACTGAACAATTTCGGATCCTTTTTCTTCAGTTAAATCCCCGTAGAGAGTCATACTTCTCAGTAGCGATGGTTCTGAGCTTGGCTGCTCTATGTTGTTGATTATTACAAACCGTTCTTCGTCAATTGACGAAGCTTCGTCAAATTTGAAGTCGTCATCAATAATGATATCTTCCACCTTCCCTTCTTTCGATGATGGCTTCCCCTTGCTCTTCCTATCCTTCGATTTTTTATCACTACTTTTATCTTTTTCTTTCATTAAATGTCCTTTTCTTTTCCCGTTTATCTGATAGTTCTACTATTTGGAAGGATAAGCCTTTTGCGAAGGCTACCCATTCCACCCTTGTACTAAATTCTCTTTCCAACAACACAATGCTCTTCTTAGTTAACGCGTTATATCCCTGCCCCACATTCTTACCTCCGATTTCCGCTGATGCCTGCTTAAGCAATGTCGGCATTGCAGTTACCTGGAAGATATATAAGAAACCACTTTTTTCTTCCTTTCTCCAAGCGTATGCTTCTATACCACCTTTCATCGTTTTTTGTCCTCCATTCTTTGCCTTAAAACCCGTTGGGCTTCGTCCCAATTAGTATACTGAACAAACTTATGAAAATATCTTGGCATAGAGCCTATTAAGTTAATTATAACTCCGTCGCGCCACAGTGCTAAAGTTGCTGCGTCTTTCTTGCGGAGAAGCTTCAATGCCTCTTTGCTAGCGCCCTCGGCTTTCAGCTGCTTATACTTGATTTTGAAAGACATTTCAATGTCCGTACTTGCCGCACGTAACATATTAAGTGTCAGTGTGTCTAGGCGTGTGAACAGAATATATCCGTTCCCTAACGCTAGCACATAGGTTATCACCTTGTAAAAAAGTGCCCCTCCAAAAAACCACATCAATGATTCGTAAAAATCCATATTACTTATTATACCAAATTTATCAGATATGTCAACAAAAAAGTCCCCATTATAAATTTATAATGGGGACTTTGACATAAGCAAGAAAATGTCTAATTCGCTATTTCTTCATTCGCTCACGAACGATTCTAGAAGTAACTCTTTTCATGACTTCGTTAACTAAATTATCAAAGCCTTCCTCTTCCATAAGCTCGTCTTCTGGTTCTTCGCCGGGTAGAGCCTCAGGAGCCTCAGGAGCCTCAGCCTCGGGCCCGGGCTCAAATTCTTCTTCTTCGTCTTCTGGCGCTTCTTCGCCTTCTGGTGCTTCTTCGCCTTCTGGCGCTTCGACTCCAGCTGCCTGCAATTTCTTACCCAAGCTCACTAGTATCGCTGCTTCTTCATCAGTAAGCTCCATGTCTCCTTCTTCGTCAGGACCACCTGGATCTTCAACTGGAACATCGTCCATCGGATCCTCTTCCTCTTCCTCTCCTGCCGGATCACCTTGCATAGGTTCTTCGCCTGGCGGAGGGGCGCCCATGGGGTCTTCTCGCTCTTCCTCCTCCTCTTCTGTCACAAAATTTTCTTTTATAAAAGAATTGCTAGGAGCGCCTATCGAGGCTAACTTCATAAAACGTCTTATTGTGTTTTCTTGTAAAATTTTCTTGCTCATTTGATTTCTCCCTTGTAAGTTTAAACTCTATCAAAGCTATTAGCATGCTATGTCTCTACTAAATAGTTCTAATTTTCATAAAAACCTTCTTTATTTTTCCAAGATTTTCTCTTCCTCAACTTCTCTAAGGCTTGCTGTTCTATCTGCCTAACTCTGACAAAACTAACCCCGATTCTTTCACCTACCTGCTCAAGCGTCATATTACCATGCCTGTAAACAGATATTAACGAACAGTTGAAATCTTCTGCGAAATCCATCCAGTGGCGACACTCTGATTTATCGCACACATAATCCTTGTCTATACACTCTTTTGAACATTGTTTCACTCAATCATCTCCTTTGCTATCATATCAAACAGTCCTTGCTTTTCTTCTGGAGAGAGATCGAAAATACCAAATAATTCCTCTCCCTCTCTTATTGCCCTTCTGGATTTTGCAATCCTTCTCTTACCATGCCTCCCCAACTCATACTTATACTCTGTTAAGTAGTCAATTATCCTCTCATCGTTATTTAGGTATCCAGTTATCATCCTCTGAAAAAACTGAATTTGCGTAATGCCATCATGTCTAAGTCTTATTCTTAAATCGCCATGGCGCTTATCATCGTCGACGAACGTTATCGTTTTTCCCTCTTTCCCATATCGATATTCTTTCTTCTCCTTGTTATCTGACATTTAAAATATGTGTTCCACTCTCCAGCTGAGATGCCGAAGTCTGCAAGATAAACTGGGAATTTTCCCTTAGCTCTTCCACATCCCTTGCGCCACTATAAGAAAATCCGCTTCGTACGTTGTTCGCGATGTCTTCTAGTATAAAAGATGCCGAGCCTTTATAGGGTATCGTAGTAGAAACACCCTCTAGAGAGCTAGCAAAGCCCCTCCAGTCCTCTTGAGCTTCGCGGCTTGCCATTCCCCTGTACGCCTTGTAAGACTTGCCTGAGGACTCAGTAAACACCTCTCCTGGGGCTTCTAGCGTTCCCGCTAGCATCGAACCCAACATAACGAAATCTGCACCGGCGGCGATGGCCTTAACAATATCCCCTGACGACTTGATTCCCCCATCAGCGATAATAGGCTTTGGAGTAAAATTATATTTTTCGCCCGAATGAAAGTGATTCAGCGCAGCCATTCGTGCCATGCGACATGCGAGTATCGACTGGAAGGTACTCATGCCGTGGCCTGTTTGAATTCTTGTGGAACATATGCTCCCTCCGCCGATGCCGACGCGGACGGCATCGGCGCCCCACCGGCACAAATCGACATATCCGGTGTCGGTTGCTATGTTTCCAGCTATAATCGAGACGTCTTCACCGAAAATGTCTTTGAGAGTCTTTATCGCTCTCTCGACATTTGTGTGATGGCCGTGGGCAACATCAATGCAAATAATATCTGCACCACTTGCTACAAGTTCTTGTGCTCGAACTTTATAATTATCTGTCACGCCCACTGCTGCAGCAACATTCTCCACCCCAGCTGCCTTGGCAGCGTTAACGATTTTAGCTTGAGCTTGAATATAGTTATAACGATGAAGTATTCCAAACCCTCCTGCCTTTCCTAAAGCGGATATCATCTCCAGCTCCGTTACAGTATCCATGGGACTAGAAACAATAGGCAGACTAAACTTTACGCCATTCAACTCTGATCCTATGTCTATTTCCTTTCGGCTTTCAATGTCGCTCTTTTTTGGGACTAATAGCACATCGTCGAACGATAAGGTGTCACTAAACATTTCCCGCCTCCACGTCTTTTTGAATTTCCATTAGCATCTCAGTTGCTCGCGTCCAGCACTCTGGACAATACAAATTTACCTTATTTTGCTTTTCTCTCACAACAACCCTCCATGAAGAAACCTGCTCCTTGTCAGACTTATCAAATTTGGCGGAGCAGGACAAACACTCTTCAGACAGTTTACCCATTAAGGAAACTTTCTCTTCCAAATCTTTCCCTGCCACCTTCTTCTTATTTCTATTAATTTTTCTTATTGCCGAAGACATCAAAAGTCCCCCGTCGAGCCGAGTGCTCCGGATCCGCGAGTGGTGCTGGACTCATACACACTATCCTCCTGTATCTCTTCAAACTCTGCTGCAGCGATAGGAACAAGGACGGCTTGTGCAACCTTCTCGCCGGGAAGAATAGTTTGTCTGAGCGCCCCGATGTTATGCAGGTTCACAAACACTTCACCATTGTAGCCGCTGTCGACAACACAGGCACCGACAACCAAAGATCTCTTGAATGCCACTCCTGACTTGTTTTTGATTTCGAGCATATATCCGGCTGGTACGCCAATCTTCAACCCAGTTGGGATTAGTTCACTTTCGTTCTCATAAACGACAAGCGGATCCTCCGCCTCTGGACAATAAAAGATGTCTGCTCCTGCATCTGTCGGGTGTGCCCTGACGGGCAGTTTCGCATTTTCTCTAACCTTGAATACTTTGAGTTTCATTTTCTATCTCCTTTTTCCCATAAATACACACCCATCTACAATCTTTCTAGAATGATATATGTCGTCCTGACTACTCAACACTTCGCGAACACAGTCAACGGTGGAATGTATGACGGATGATGCTTCGAAATCAAACTTTCCAAAGTAATCAGACAAGAACAAGCTAGCAATATTATCCCTGACTCTAGAAGATTTCATCACCCTTCTCATTTCCTTATCCACTTCAGGCTCCCGGTGTACTAACCTCAGTGCTTCGCCTTGAAGTATATTGTTTGGAGCACTCACCTGCTCAAGACGCTGTCGGCGAGCGTCGGCCACGATGACATTTTTTGCCAAATTAAAAACTTTCATAAAATCTAAGATTTTCTCAGTTATATGGCCCTGCATGCTACCATCGTCTAGAGATGCTATAGCCGAATTGAAAACTTCTCGATGCATCGAACACCGGAAGTTATCGAAGAAATCAGCAACCTCAGACACAACCATCCTCTCCTCGGCAGCTGCAAATCTTTGTGCAGCGGACAAAGGAATATCTCCATTTTTTATCAGATACTTTACCTCTCTTGCTAGCCTCATAGTGCCGGAATGGCCATAAAATTTATCCCAATTCTCGAAAATCTCTTGAAAGTTCTCCTCCGTCAACTCAACTTCAGGACTCAAGTAACTCAAGCGCCCACTTGAATATTCTTCTTTAAATTTATTCTTGGCAGCATTTTCAATTTGCTCGTCCGTTGCAACACTGCACCATTTCAAATATTTGCTTGTATAAACTTCAACTTTCCCATTGAGCTTCTTGCTCACCTTCGACTGTTTTATTTTCATTAGCTGTCTCCTTTTTGACAAATTATCTCTGATTCTGTTTCTATCCACACCTTCGCACCACAAGAGAGTGGCTTATCCGGTGAGTAAACGACCTTGCAAGGGCCGTCTATGTAAACCTCATAACAGTATGTGTTGCTCTTGTATGTCTTCACAGTTATCACCGGCTCTCTCGCATTGTCGGGCAACTTAGAGTTCGCCCTTATCTTATGTTGATTTACGTGGATTCTCTTTTTCATGCTAACATCCGAAATGCCCTTCCAATGCTTCTCGTTGAGAAGCCCCATTGAGCGTCCCATTCAAGCTTTGCCATGTACGGACGATTGACTCTAACAATATCCTTATCTGGACGAACACCCCAACACTTAATCGTGTTTGCCTCGTTGTTGCTATCGATAACCCGAATTAAATAATAGTCCTTGCCATTTCGTGTCTTCTTTTTTATTACTTCTCGTGGTACAAACCAAACAACTCCGGCAGATAGCTGGGCATCATACTCAGAAATAGGTGGAATGTAATTCTTTTCCAGACTACTCCTAATGTGATCTGATAACACCAAACCAAAAGGAAATACTCCGGTTAAATCTACAAGGTACTGTATCTCTTCCTCTTCTGAAAAGTTTCCCTCTGGTGCATACTTTACAATGTTTTCTAGCAAGTTTTTCTCCTTGCGAGGCCTATCGACGGCGATAGCACTCCAAAAATGCTTTGTACCCTTAAACCTAGCGTCCATGAGCGGGGTAAGTGCCCCGGAGCGTGCCAGCACATCCAACGCTTTCTTGTTCAACTTTGAGTATACAATACCCTCGTTAAAGAGGAAGTCCTCTATCTTATGAAACGGGCGATTTTCAATAATCTGCTCAATAGCCTTCTCTCCCAAGCCCTTAATCGAAGTTAGCGGCTGTATCAAAGTCTTGCCGTCTTCCGATATCTCCCATACAGAACCAGAGGTGTTAATGTTTAGAGGTTCAATGCTGAAGCCGTGAGCTTTCGCAACATTGATTGCCTTTTCCTTCCTTGTTTCTGGCTCTTTATCTAAGAATGCAGCCATCCATTCGGCGGGATAGTAATTCATTAACCAGGCACACTGGAAAGACAGTACGCAATATGACACGGCATGAGATTTGTTAAACCCATAGCCTGAAAAATACTCAAAAGTGTCCCAAAGCTCTTTCGCTTGCCGCTTCTCAAGCCCCTTCTCCAGGCAGCCGTCTAGAAACTTGGAATATATCTTGTCCTTTTGCTCCTGTACTTCTCCTGTACCTTTTTTTGTCAAAAGCTTTCTGAGCTTATTTCCCTCATCTAGAGATAAATCCTTCCCCAGGCGATGCGCTAGCATAGCAATCTGCTCTTGAAAAATGAGGAACCCAAAAGTTTCCTCCGTCACCTCCCTAACGATATCACTAACGTATTCCACCTCTTCTGGCGTGTTTTTCGCAGCTATGAATTTCTTATCCACGCCGGCGCCGAGAGGGCCGGGGCGGTATATCGAGGTGATTGCTGCCAATTCGATAATGTTATTCGGGGTAGCTCTCTTACAAAAAGACTGGGCTCCGCTTTCAGTAAACTGAAATATACCTGCCCACTTACCTCCATGAAAAATATTATCCCACACCTGCTTATCGTTTAAATCGATTGCTTCTGGGTGCAGGAATTTATTATAAAAAGCCTTGACGTCTTCGAAAGTTGGGCTCTCAACTCCCTTATGCCTCTTTAGTACATGCCTCACCGCACCTTCTATCATCCGAAGAGAAGCAAGTCCCAGTATATCAAATTTAATAAAACCCATTGGTTCCAAATGTCGTACATTTTGTCCCTCACTCCATGGCGTCTGGCGGACGCCTCCGCTGTTTATCATTGGCATCCATTCGTCTAAGTTCTCACCGATAACAACTCCGCCAGCGTGTCGGCTTGCCGATCTAACCTGCCCGTATAAAGCCTCGACGTGGGTTTTAATTTTCGGATATTTTACTAAGAAATTTTTTAAAGTATCCGAAAACTCCATCACCTCTTCAAACGTTGGAGCGTATACCCCCGCTGTGATGCCATGCTTTTTTTTCGCCAAAGGAGTTGCTTCAAAAAGCATCTTCCCAGTGACATTGTTAACCTCAGAGAACGGCACTTCATAAAATTTTGAAATATCCTTAATCAAAGATCGCAATTGCAAAGTATTCCAATTAGTAATTGGGACTACAGTATCATCCCCCCACTCGTTAATCAACTCTTCTTTCAAGTCCATCGGAGAGCTTACATCATAATCGATGTCTGGATATCCCGTACCGCCCTTTGTCAAGAACCGTTCGAACTGGAGTCCGTACTTGATCGGATCCACTTGTGTTATTCCTAAAGCGTAAGAGACTAACGCACCCGCTGCAGAGCCTCTGCCAGCGCCGACGAGCTGGTTCTTTGTAGCCCTATCCGCAATTGCTTTCATCGTTAGAAAGTACTTACTGAACCCTCTACTATCTATAACTTCTATCTCCATGTCTAACCGATTAATATACTCTTCCTTTTCTCCAAACCCTAGGAGCCTTGCACCCTCCATACACAACTTAGCTAGAGCATCAGTTGCGCTAAGACCTTCTGGTACCACAAAGTCAGGGAGGCGCACTGTATTGTCAGGGAAAAAGGATTCAATTCTTTCATGCGCAATTCGATGAGACTCCGTGATAGAGTCCATAACTACACTGTCGTCGTACTCGACGTCGCATGACTTAGAGTATTTCTTGTAAGATTCCCACATCTCGTCACCGTTTTTTGGATACAGCTCGTAACCTACGTCGGCGACGTCTAGTGGTAATTCCATGTTCATCCATTCGGGAGTGCTTCTGCCTAGCCATGCCAGACGTTTGTATAATTCTCTGTCTTTCCAAACATCCGAATTCGGATAATGGCTATCTGCAGTTGAGAGCAAGGGTACCCCAAACTCGTGATGCATCTGAACAATATACTGGTTCAAAGTGTGCTGTTCCGGTACGTTGTTCCACTGCAGTTCTCCGTACCATCTATCACCAAAAATTGACTGCATCTTTTGAGTGGTTGCTCTCATCGAATCAAGAACTGAGTCAGCGCCGTCATCTCGGTTCTCCCAATAATTCCCGGCATAAACACCACCGAGACAAGCAGAAGATGCAATTACTCCTGTATTGTACCTCTTAAGCATTGCATAATCCACTCGTGGGTATCTGAAGAAATGATCACCTCGATAGGATGTAGATATCATCTTGAAGATATTCTTGAGGCCCTCTGGGTTCTGCGCCAGCAAGATGAGATGGCGTCGGCGGTTCAAAGTAGAACTAATTTTCTTTTTAGATTCTTCATTTTCGACTGTAGTACCACTCTGTACAGCCTCCTTCTTTCCTCTTTTCTTTTCCTTCTTGGCTGCCTCGTATTCCTCTTTCCAATTAGCGATGGATGGGATGAAGTACACCTCACAACCATAAATAGGCTTGAAGCTCTTCCCCTCTGACTGCATCTTCTTAGCATGCAAAACCTGATATGCCAATCCGTTGGCGTTCCCATGATCTGTCAAAGCAAGAGCATCCATTCCGTTTTGATAAGCGAAATCCATATGCTCCTGCGGATACCCCAAAGCGTCAAAGATGCTTCCCGCTACCGAGTGGGCATGTAAGCCTACAAAAGGAATGCTGGGCTTCTTTCTAGTTTCTAATTTCTGCAATTACATTCTCCAATTCTTCTACGATTGTATTTAGTTCTTCTACTAATTCTTCTCTCACTGGAGTTGCAGTCTTGTATCCAGCCTCATACACATGGTACAAGAGGCTCTGCTCGTCATGAGTTAACTTATGAAATGCATATGGCATTTTAGCAAACTCCTTGATATGGCATGGAATTTCATTGTACAAATCTCTAACTTCTTTCATCTCTTTTCCCTTTCAAACAATACTTTACTATATTCATGGTAACTAAACATTTTAGAATGCGGCTTTTTGATAGTCTGACTATGCGGGGAAGAAAGGAAGTTAACATATCTTTCCCACCCATCTATCGGATAATACCAATCCAAGTCTTTCACACTTGATTCATTTATTATAGCACAATCAAATATTTCGTCAAGCAAAAAATGCTTAGAACTCCATCTTTTTTTTCTGTCCAAGGCACTTGAGCCTCCGGTGCACTTATCTTTTACATTCCACAAATATTTGTTATATTCTTGCGCATCCATAGTAAACCCTAAATATTCCCCATCCCGGATAGTCTTGCCGTTGTGAGACAAGAAAAAAGGCTTGGGGGAAGATATTCGTTTTCGCTCCCCCTTCACGCATGCCGGATCATACACCCCATATGGGAAAGAGATATAATATCTGTTTGGAGTGAGCCACTTACTTATCTTGCCGGAAACAATAAATGCAGTTAAAGCTCCATGTAGAACGCCCCAGCCATAACTATCTCTGCGCTCTCTGTCTTTCGGGTGTATCGGTGTATAGAATATTGGTATTTGTCTCCTGTGTTCGGAGGGAAACTTGACAAAATTGTGTTTAGCTAAAAAGTACGGATCCTCGATGAAATCACCCATCCTCTTTTTTATTAGGCGCTGCATGTTGTCGTTGCATACAACCCAAATAGTTTCGCATCCGGCATATGCACATTCAACGACTGAGCGTTCTACTGCTAGATAATCCAAAGCTATTGGCTGAAGGGAGTCGTGCCAAGGAAATCCAAAGTCTAGCGGTGGGCCTGCCGTGGGGATGACACCTGCCAAGTGATAATTCCGAGCGCTAATTCCTGCATGCTCATCCATCACTGACTAGTCCCCCACATGCTAGTGGCGCACTTCAGAGGACTTCATATACCTAACACAGTCAGTATCCTCATAGCGCGTACGAGTTAATAACTCTACGACTCTTCTTTTGGGCTCGAGCTTTATATTTGATATCCTCTGTCTGTCCTTGGCATCAAACCCCTTCTTTGCGCCTGTGATGCCGGCGGCTACCATCATCTTCTGTACCTTAAACTTCACCATAGTGTCTGAATATTCAAATTGATTAATTTCCTCTTCTCCCATATAGGAGACTGATACACAGTCTTTCTTATTGTGGTTCCCATCAACTCTTGAAGATGGATAAAAATAAACCGTCTTAACAAAGTCGTCATCTCCGTCGAGTTCGTCAACATGGTGGTTGCTTCCAACTCTAACGTCTATCCAGTCAATTACTCTAAACTTGGCTTCTCTATCATCCAAAACAACATTATTTTCCGAAGTCACAAAGTCATCTTCGAATATAAAACATTTCTTAAATTCGACACCAACCAAGAACGAATCACGTACAGAGACAAGCATTCTATTTCCCGTAATGTTTACTTTCGCATCCCCAGAGCCGAAAGGCACTAGACCCTTCATACCATGACTAAAGAGCATCGCAGACCACAGCTCCTCAGCACGGGAAAGACTCTCAGTGTTGTCGACAACCTCCGTTACCATGTCAAAAGCGAATGGGGCTCTGTCTGAATTCAATATAATCGGATACTCGTTATGGTAGGCGTACTGTACAGCGCTAAGACTATAGCCAATCACCACGTTCTCAAATCCATAAACGTGTTTATTCATAGGAGGCTCTCATATACCCATGACTAAGCCCTCTAATATATCGGGGAGTGGTAGTGTTATCAGGCATATGCATAGGCTCATAGCATGCCAATATTGTAAAATCTTGAGACTTCCCTAGGTTAGCTGCCTCCTCTTCCTGTCGCGAATTGATACAGGCAGCCTCCTCTATCACCTCTTCGATGGCATCTGCAATCCGTTGTTCGCTATTCACGCCGACGCCACCGAGTTCATCTGTGTGTACTGCGCCGACATCTATCAACTGTTGGTAGCTATGCCTATTGCCCCTGTTACCAATAATAAAAACCATCCCGCCAGAGTGAGCCATGGCTCTTGCCGCATCGTGTGCAGTCCACTCATCACCTTGGGCAGGCTCGTCACCTAAGACGAAGATGATACGATGAGTGTGTTGACTTAAATCCACCTCCCAGGAATCTTGGACTCCCTGAATTTGGGCGAAGGGGCGGTTCGTACTCCAGAGAATATTATCTGGGACACCATCTTGATCCCAGTCAATCAAATCGTCTGTCAAGAATCTACCAATTGCGTCCAAAGTATTCTCTGAAGAGCCTCCCTGGTTGACAGTCCCAGCTAGTAAGTTTAATCGCAAAGTGTTCACGGCGTTCGACATGTCTTCGATGGGTACCACTGGAGGATCTTCCACACCTGGTACGCAGTTGTCACCAGGGTTAAACAAATGGGGATCTGCCTCGTCGTCGTTACCAACCACAGCCAACATATAACATATGCCGTCGACGCCATTGTTGAAAAGTCTATTTACAGAATCTCTTGTAGCGTTAAACGCAGCACTGAGTTCATCTTCATTCATAGAGCCCGATACGTCGACAATCATCATGACTGCCACGCTCCCTTGTTCAAAGTCCTCGTCGATGATTCCGTCGCAGTCGTCGTCGAATTCGTTGCAGCGCTCAATTCTTGGCTGTATCTCCTGGACACACGTGTAATACCCAGTTTGCCTTGCTCCATCTTCCGCGTTACCTAGTTCGCAAAAAGATATTCCCAGGCGACAATTACCGCCGGCATACTGGGGCCCGTCAGCTCGAGCGTCATAAAGAAACACTTCCCCGGTTAGAGCATCAGTAGAGCAGAGCTTTGTCAGTGGGCCTCCTAGGGGTCCTTCGTCGATGAAGCCATCACAATCATCGTCGGCGCCGTTACAAACTTCCGGCTGAGGTACGTAATCTGGGTGATCACAAACGCAATCGCCATCGTCGAAATCCTCATCGATAATGCCATCGCAGTCATTATCAACAAAGTCACATAGCTCTCGAGGTGTAGCGCCGCATGCTCCACAGTCGTTGAGAAGCAGCTCATCGATTTGATCATCGCAGTCATTGTCTTCACCGTCGCAGATTTCCACCGGGACGTCACCACATAGACTGCATGCATTAAGAACCCCCTCATCGACTGAATTATCACAATCGTTGTCTAAATTATCACACTGTTCCATAGTTGGCACTACTTGATTTTCACATTCCCCGTACCCGTAATACACTTCAATTCCAGCGTCTGTGGCTCTCGAAAGCTCTTGACATAGTGATATCCCAGGAGCGCAAACTCCGTTCTTAGAGCTTCCTAGCGTGCCAGTATAGCAACTTCTAAATAAAACCCCCGAAGGAGGTTCTCCTGCATCTGGAAGTTCAAACCTTGGAGACTCATTCAATTCGCCGTCGCAGTCGTTGTCAAGTCCATCGCAGATTTCGATACGAGAAAACATAACTGGAACACAATCAGACCATCCGAGGGTGTTACACATCTCTATTCCATTGGCACAATTGCCTAATAAGCCAGGTACGTTGCATGGTTGGCGAGCACCAAGGGGCAGACAGGGCGGGGGCGGAGGGGCTGCGTCGATGATGGCGTCCTGGATTGGCATCGCATCAAGGATGTGCACAGACTCATCCGGATCTACAAACGAATCTTTAACATCTGGAATTTGCGTGTCTGGTACGCTAATTCCCGGCAAGATATCCGGCTCTACAGCAATCGTGTTATCTTTACACGATACAAAGCACAACGTCACCAGCAAATATATAATACTTTTCATCTTCAACCTCTCCTAACTTCTATTTAAACTTCTCTTTATATGCTTTCACCGACTCTGGGAATAACTTTTCCGCTATTTCCATGCATGCGTACGCAACCTTTTGTATTTCCCATTGCGCGCCTTCGTGGACACGGAGAGTTATAAATTTCAATAAATTATGTAAGTTCACCGTGCCATAGTACTGAGTATACAGGCTTTGCGGCAATACTCCCCTAGCTTGCTCTCTGCATATGCCGCTATCAATCAAAGAGTTGTATAATTCAAGGCTTTTCCTGTTATGAGCCGATACGGCAGTCGAGGCAAGATACGAAGGGGTTGGGCACAACTTTAGATCAGAGTTATGCTTGGCTATATCAGGATTTATAAGCTCCTCAGTGCTAGCCTGCCTATTCGACTTATGTTGGCTTCTAAACTCGCATGGCTCGTAAAACGACATGTCGATGCTTGTATATCTGCGACTAATTTCATTGTAAGCCCAAGTACGGTGTCGGTGATGCTGGCTCCGAATAAATAAGGGTACGGTAAACCGCATCGTGACAGTGCAATGCTCGAAGGGGCTGGTATGATTGTGTTCCATAAGATACTTGATAAGCTTTACATCTTTCGGCTTTAACTCATCTCGTGACGCCCCGAACGAAACGCGGGCTGCGTTGACAACTGATAAATCATCTCCCATGTGGGAGATATATTCCACAGCACCAATATCGTCGCCGTACAGTTCAACCCTCATTAATGCCTCGAAGTATCCCAACTACATAATTTTCTAATATGAGGTAATTTGTTTTGTTATCAACATTTATCTCTTCAATCATGTTTCTGTCCACAATTACTAGCTTTTCGGCAAAAGTGCCGCGACGTAATTTTCTAAAGTGCTCTGAACAATCGGGTGCGACATCAACCACCGTCGCGACAATGTGTCGCGACTTAGGGGGCTCATAACCCTCAGGCAGTAGTACAGCACTAGACGACTCTTCCAACTTAGGTTCATAATGAGGCACAATCAGAAAATGACGATTGACTGGCTTAAGTGATTTAGGTATTTTAGCCATTTTTGCCAACCGTCTTCTTCACGTGCTCTACGAAATCTAATAATTGCTCGATGTCCGTGTCGCTCTTCATCAAGCGGTATGCTTTGACAGCCATAGAAATCTCCTCCTTCGTAAGCCATCCGTTCTCTACGTAGTTTGCCTTGAGATCTCTCTTTGACTCTTTGTATGGTTCCATAGCGTCCTCGAGGGACACCATCATTTTAATATATTCTGTGATATACCCTTCTTTCTGTTCCACACTCATGGTGGTAGTCTCGTCCCTAACAACTGATAAATTCGCAGCCATTTTCTCTCTCCTTTTGTGTTATTTCTTTATATATATTAGCACTAATTTATGAAAATATCAAGTATTTTTTAATACTTTTTTGGCAATTGCTTTAACTGCCATCCTTTCGTTCTTCGAAAGCTTCTTATATGTCTCGAGCCCTTCGCCAAAAGTGAAGGGGCGGTTTTTAATTTTTGTCATGAACTCTTTCTCTCTACCGAAATCGCGTCGGCCGACTGCTACCTTCTTACCATACCCTGGAAACTCAGAATTGTTGGTACCATACAAATAAGCTCCTTCTCCGCCTTGTGGGATCACCAACACTGAGTCTTGGCAATATTTTTCACCCAAAGTTGTTATGGAATGCACAAAGCTAGGATCATCGTTGAGGTTAACCACGAAATAGCTATCTTCGCTTACTTCGAATGCTTCGGGCGTATCATAGTCCTCGATGTAGGAGCCATTCGCTTTCGTAACTCCGTATCCCAGAGATAAGAGTGTTGCCTTCAAGTCACGATTCCTTGTGAGGTTAGTGTCTTCCTCCGAAGGGTAATCTGTGCCATCTGCGCACTTGCTAGCATCTGAAATATCTCCCCTGAAAGCTGTTATTGTTGCAGTTTCATGCTTTTCCATATGTGAGTGTACACGTGTTAAAGAAGACTCAGACAAAAACTTCCTCCAGACTCCCAATACTGTTGACATCATGACTGCAGCTCCGCAAAACGCTTAATTTCTAAAAGTGTCGACACTTCTTTTTCTAAATTAATTTGCACCAACTTGTCGACACGATACTCATATAAGCCGCAATCTGTACCATCGTTTCGTAACTTATTTGTATTTTTTATGACACTTTCGTAGGCTGTGTCGTTGAACCATCTTACTTTTGCATATGTCCACGGCACGGATAATCCCTCATCTTTTTCTCGAAGGGACAGTACGATACCATACCTCCGAATACTATGCCATTCATTGAATATAACTTGTCCTACCTTCATACTTCCCCTCTTTCGCCTTCTGGCAATTCTTTATAAACCTCAATATGCTCAAACCACGCAACCACCGGAATTGAACCGTGGCTTATTGCGTAGTGTATTCCTTTGTATATTTTTGACGAACTATCTCTTATCGGTACAAAATGCTCTTCGTATCCGGGTGTTGCCTTGTCTTTTCCAGCTAAAGCTTTTAAGACTTTGTGTATGTCAGGGACAACTTGGCCAGTTGCCTTTTTCGACTTTTTAAGCAAGTCTTCAACATCAACCCTTATGTCGTAAATATCACTAGCTGGTACTTCTGCAGTGAATAGCGTGCCGCTGGCGATATTTCTCTCTGTTTTTTCCTTATCTAGATAAAAGAAAACTCTTGGAAAGGTAGAAGCATTATACTCATTCTTACTATAACTGTTTCTGTTGGTGACGAACCTGTTCGGGTCTAACACCAAACTATCAGCAGATCGTACCCTGGAGTAGTGAAACAACTTTACCATATCGGAATGGACATAGTCCTTAAATTGTTCTTTTAAAATATACTTGTTCCAGTTTTCAAAGACTTCATCCATAACCATTACCCCTTATAAAAATTTAATTTCGCAGCTGCCGCCTGCGCAGGCTGCCTCCGCGGTTAACTGTGTATTATCATCGGACTCTACAACCCTAGTCAAATCGACACGCGATAAAGACTTCATAAGCGCTGCATACCTCTCCACAGAACAGTCCTCAAACGGAGCTTGCTTATACGTTCCCCCGTTGAACGGAAGTACTGAAAGTCCGGTATAAGACTCCCTGTTTTCCCACATCCATTCTCCGACGTCTGTCCATTCAGAATCCTTGAGAGATATCGTTGCCGAAACATTGTGATTGTTCGGGCCTTTTCCTCCGCCAGGGAATACCCACTTTTGTGTAACCTCTTTAACACGTTTGAGCAATTGCAACGCTGATTCTGTCCTAAGTATTGCGCCAGATGGTGCTTTTTGAGGGACAGAAATAACCGCTGTATCATGAGGGCGGAAATACTCGTCCTCAACCAACTCTGGGTGATTTTTAAGCAAGAATGAGTAAATTGGTTCATTCTTGCCTACACGAATTCTCCTAATATAGTAGTCGTTGTGCCATGCGTGAATGCCACTCGATGTGCCAAGGACTAATGACGTGGTGCCGGCTGGCTTAACACAGGTAGCTCTTGCTGCAGGAGAGATGCCTATAAGCTTTGCCACTAGAGCGTTTTCTTTCCTCACTACTGCTGCAGCGGCTTTCATATCTAAATCTAGAACTTTTCCTGATGCAATACCAGTCATACTAACACCCAGCAAAGCATCCTTGTCAGTGTTCACTTGCCACACAGGACGTAGATAATGAAAATCTGTATATCCTGCCTGTAATGTCCCGATAAAGGATGCAATACGTGCGCGCTCTTCTAAGTCCTTCTGGTTTTCTACATCGCTGACGTTTATCTCCGTCAAATTACAAAATTGACATGATCTCAGAGATATCTCATGACATGGGTTAAATCCTCGCTCTTTGTCATTGGTGAAAGAAAATCCTGGTTCCCCTGCCCCGCTAGCCTGAATCCTTTCCCATAATCCTAGGAACATCTCTTTAGTTATTCTATGCCGAAGAATAACAACCGAATTGTTAGCGCGGCCGCGTTGGGGGTTCTTCTCCCACCACGCTCCAGTCTTCGAAGATATCATGTCCTGATCGTCTGCGGAAAACAAAGATATCATTGCGGCGCGGCGGATGCCACCTGCTAATACTGCGTCTGCGACGTGGCACATAATATCATGAGCCTCTACGGATTCTAAGCGCTGTCCGTTTTCTTTGCCTTCGAGTATCCCTTTAATTTTCAACAAGCACTCTTTAAGGGGTTGTGGGCCGGGCGCTTTGCCACCAGAAGTGACGAGCCTTTCGCCCTTTTGTCGGATGTCGCCATAATCAAATCGAACATGGCTGCTCCTATACCCATAATAGGTTTCCATCAAAACCTTAACTGCGTCTGCCCAACCCTCAATGCTATCCTGTATGAGATATCGGTATGTCCTATTCGATGTTGGTTTTCTAACCTCTGGCAGCTTCTCGATATGGTGCTTTTGTACTGAAAAGCCTACACCTGTGCCGCCCAGCAACAAAAACATGGACTCGCTAAACGCCCTATAATCGTCCAATGCCACGAAGGCACAGTTAAATATCCTCGATGGGTTTATTTCAATTGGCTTTCCGCCGAACTGCATTGATCTCATCGAAGGGAGCACTTTTCTGTCATGAACCATCTTATACGCTTTTCTTATCCTAAGCTCCACTTCAGGAAACTTCTTAATGTGCATATTCATGTTTCTAGTTACCAATTCTTCCCAAGTCTCTCTTCTGTTCTCTGCAGGTAAGAATCTTGCGTACTTCATATGCACCGTGATATCAGATAATATTTCGTTAGACAATTCATTCATGTTTTTTTCTCCTTCTTGTAAGTGTTGTATTTTTCCTTTAATAATTCCCTTTGGTGTTTTGCTGCGTTTTCTATTACATCACCCACAGTCTCACTTGTCGGTGGCAGTACTTTGATTTTGACATTACTAGTGTCCATGAAGATAGGAAAAATTAAACCGTCGGGCCCGTTCCTATTCTTAGCTACGAATATTCTACCCCCGTTTACACCCTTGTCTTTGATGGTTCTAGAGATTGTGAATATAAAATCTGCTACAAAACATTTGTTAAAAGCTTCCGATATGGACTCCATTGTTATAACTTCTGCATTTAATCCTGAGCGGTTAGTTTGTGACGCTGTCCACACAGGGCAACGATTTATTTGGGCTAATCCTCTCAACTCTTCATAAATAGTTTCTAGTTGATGTCTTTTCTCATCTTTTCGTGAACCTGCAGGTTTTATTAAATCTCCGTAGTCTACAATTATTATATCGGGGTCGAAGCCGCGCATTTTCATCTTTTCTAAATGATTCTTAATTGTCTGAATACTTGCCGATCTTGTTGGGTATTCCTTAACAATTAGCTTGCCCTCTATGCCTTGAATCTCTTCATATATCTTTTCCTTGAATGCCTTCAAGTCTGACAATCCTACGCCGGTTATCGCGCTGTCATATCTACTAGCGACGATAGTGTCCGCTAACTCGAGCGTGTAATGAACAACGTTCTTTCCGTCTTTTAGAGCTTGAGCACCGAGGTGCACCAGCGCCATACTCTTTCCGGCGCCAGTGGGGGCTATTACTACCCCAAGTTCTCCAGAGCCCAAGCCACCGGTGCACAGAGAATCTATCTCTTTCCACCCTGTAGTAACTGGACTTCTTTCTTTTATTTCGAATCTTCTCTCAAAGTCAATATGATAATCATACCCAAAGTCGTTATCACTACCAAGTTTAATAGCCTCATTAATAATCTCGCTAACCTCGTCAAATGACGACTTCTTTATTAAATCCACAGACTTAATAAGCGCCTCCTTGAGCTTCTGCTTTCGACAAAAATCAAGCGCGACGTCCTTAATGTAATCAGAACCTTCAACTTCTAATTTAGTCGAAATTGTATGTGCGAAGTAATCGCGGATACGAACTTTTATCGCGTCTGTCTCTTCTCTTAATTCAGTCCTTACAACTGATAACATAATCTTTTGAGTTGGGTGTACGTTATATTTCTCTCTGTAATTCTTTATAAGTCCTACAAAAACTCTCAAATATTTCAATTCTAAAAACTCGATGTCAAGAACCTCAAATATCTGATCAGCGAATGGTCTGTCTACCAGTATAAGCTGACATAAACTTTCTTGAAAAGATTTTCCATACTTGGAAAAATTTTCTTGTTCTTTGCTCATTAAGTGCCTTTCTTTGTAAGATTAATTATAGCTCAATAGTAGCTAAAATGCAAGCTATTTGTTCGAATCTGAAACAATTCTATTAAAAGTTGTAAACAAGTCGAACAGCGAAACTTCCCCAAGTCCGTCTTTCATCATTTCAGTGCGGAGCCCACTTTTGTTGAATTCTGGATGAAATTCTGTCATGCATTCTCGTACTTTAGCGTGTGTCTGAGCGGATAAAGACGGTACGTACAGCTGCATCATCTTATAGTTTTCCCTGACGATGCTTTGGTTCTCAACGACAGTGTGGTGCACCTTAAGCGGGGCATCTTGAGAAAGACAGTCTTTCACAATATCGTCTAAGAAATAGCTCTTCTCTTCAGATAAAAAAGGAAACCTCTTGGCGACGGTACCCATTCCCACGCCCATTAAGCCAGGCAAGTTATCGCTAGTGTCTCCAACCATCGCTTTCGCTAAGGCAAAGTTGCTTGGGTGTACACCGTATTTTTTAATGAGAGTTTTCTTATTCAATATCTCTTTCTGAGTTGGGCGGTATATCAAAGTTTTATCATCCAACAACTGAAAGAAGTCCTTATCCGATGATACTATTACCTTTTCCCAGTCTTCGTGTGATGGATGCTGGACAACTGCTGCAATGATGTCATCTGCCTCTACGCCGTCTTCCAAAAGCTGAATTACAGGGGTACAATTCAAGTATTCCAATACTCTCGATAGTTGCCACAACTTATTTGTCGCTTCTTGTTCCTCTGTCATAGTCCTTACATCTCTATTTAGCCTTACCCTGGCGGCGCGTGGGACAGGGGGAGAGCGCCCTGCTTTATAATTTTTGTTAATGGACTTTCTTTTTTTTGATCCACCCTCACCGTCCCAGACAACAACCACCTTGTCAGGCTTAATTTTTCTAACTAGCGTATTCAAGATTTTAAGAAATCCCTTGCATCCGCCTACGGGCTGGCCATTCGCTGACATGCTAGGATCTACAATGTAAGATCTTGAGAATTGGTTCAATGCGTCTACTACCATCAGTCTCATTACTTTCTCCTTTTTAAAAAAATAAGCCGCCTGTTAGGGCGGCTTTTATAGTTAGGGGCACTAACTATTCTTCTGTAGTTCCAGTCTCAAGATCATAAAAATCTGAAGCCTTCCCTGTCCTTTCGGAAAACTTTTTAATAACATCGTTATCCATCAAGTGCAGTACTCTTGCTCTAAACTTTTCGTTTTCCAGCTTCTCAACCCAACCCTTGCGTTGGAACTTTTCCTCCGAGCCGTCCTCATAAACAATCGAAAACCAAGCTCCAGTCTGTTTTAGGCTTTCAGAAATCTGAATTGCATCAAACCAACTTTCCCTATCTTGGACACCGATTTCTCCACTGTCTCCCCAAAGTATCTTAAAGTTGCAAGTCCTACCTGCCGTGCCGAACCTAGATTTCTCTATCTTCGCCTTAACTTCTGATCCAATCCTGAAGCCGTTAACGTCCGTCACATACGATGCTTTCGCTTTTCTCCCAGTAAGCCAAATCCTCAAAGAGTAAGAGTAAGGCAAGGACTTGCCTCCCGGTGTCATATATGGGGTTGTCATCGCTTCAGACGGAGAACGAGTTATATTGGTTTTTAGCTGATTCAATACCAGCAATGTTGCATCAGCATTAGCGATAGGAACAACCAACTTGGACATACCCTTCGACAAGATTCTAGCCTTCTTCCCGACTTCCGAATTCGGGTTAAAATCTCCGGCAATGTCTGAAACCGAAGGAGTCAAAGCGAGAGAGTCCCAAATAAACAAAAGCCTATTACCAGTCGCTAGCAAGTCTTCTATTGTCTCCAGTACAAATTCTACAGATTGTGCCTGAGTGTACAACAACCTCTCTAAATCGCAGCCTGCTCTCTCCAGGAAGTTAGGATCGATTGCAGACTCAGAATCGAAATATACGACGTCGATGCCCATCTTTTGGGCATTTGCAGCAACCTGAGCTGCCATAAAGCTCTTGCCCGTAGATTCCAGGCCTGCAATCTCAGATATTTTGCCCACTGGGACACCTGCCAACTTGCCCTTGCAAGTGATGGAGTCCAGCCACCTAGATCCTGTCGGAATCCAATCCTTTACCTCAGTGGGGTTGTCCTCCTTGAGACTATAGGCAACAGTAGAGCCTGCCCTCTTGTTAACCAAGGACTTCATTTGCTCGAATGAAACCTTGCCTGTTTTAATTTTGCTAATTTTAGCCATCTTATACCCCCTGTCGTACGATTGTGAATCTCTAATTATTAGTGTCCTCTGCCACGTCAACTAATTCAATTTCAAAATTTAAAGTTTTGCCTGCCATTGGATGATTAAAATTCAACAATACAGTACCCGAATCACGAATCTCCGCAATGGTTGCCTGTACCGGAGCATCCTGCGGGCCCGTGCCATGCACAATATTGCCGACATTAAATTCGAAGTCATCTGGAAACTCTTCTTTTGGAATTTCCTTAAAAAGTTCCGGATTTTCCACCCCATATGCCTCGGTTGGCTTAAGTGTGATATTCTTAGTCTCACCAATTGCCATATCGCGGACTGCAGTGTCAAAGCCCTCAATTAAAACACCAGAGCCCACCTCGAAGGTAAGTGGCTCGTCTCTAGTCCTAGAGCTGTCGAATTCCGTTCCGTCCGCGAGAGTGCCCACATAATGGACGCTCACAGTCTTGCCTTCTGTCAATTGCTTATTCTTATTTTTTTTAGACATTTGATATTACTCCTTTTTTTTATTATTGTACATGTGAGGCACCTCTTCCCCGTGCCTCCCTGCGGGTATCTTTCCCCAAGAGGAAGATATCTAATAGGCGTCTACTCTACTAGCCATAGATTAGCCATTTAGCAAATCATTAAATGCCGCTTCGACAGAATCTTGATTTTGATTAGCTGCTTGGGTAGTGCCAAACTTTTCTACCTGGTTGGTTGAGCCGCCATCATTAGATAGAAAGGTGTCCAACAAGCCAGAAACTTCGTCTGTAGTCTTTCTCTCAAAAATCGTCTCAAAATCTGGGACTGTGTCCAACAACTCTGCACATCGTTCATCGCCGCCGACGGAATCATTACACAATACGCTCTTTCGAGGCCTCGGGCGGATATCAGTAGTCGGAAAGGACGCACCTGGGGCTTTACCATAAAGCACTTTCAAGTCGTTGCCCTCTTCAACGTCCGTGATATCACCATAGTCCGGATCCAAAACAATATTGAGCAGCTTTTGGTATGCCTGCTTTCCGTATCCCCAGACTCGAATTCCTTCCGTCTCCTCTCCCCTCACCAGGACAGGTGAGAAAAATCGTTGCTTAGCGAACATATCCTTTGCAAGCCTCTTACTCTCTTCAGTCCCCTCATTCCACAGCTTGCTTCCAAAGTCACAAACCGGACATGAGTCTCCAAAATTTCTCTTAGGACACAGAAACCCACCCTTTGCAACGTTGTAGTGAAACCAACGCTCCTTGAAGGGATCTCCGTCCGAAGTGGTAACAATTCGAACGTTATTCTCTCCGTCTTGCGGCCGCCAGAACATCTTCCTAGCGCCATCCTTGCCTTGAAGGGCGCTCAACTTTGCCCTCATTCTGTCAATATCAATAGCCATAATAAATCTCCTTATTGTTTTTTTGCTCACCGGCTAAAGTAAGTCGGCAAATTTCCCGACTCACTAACAACATTATATTACTATTTTGTCATCTTGTCAAGTGTTTTTTTCTAATTTCTGAATATTTGAACTGTTAGCCATAACATATACGTAATCGTGCTCATAATCCGTTGAATATATCCCATAACTAACTTTTGTACTTTCAGTTAACTTAGATTTAACCTGGTTAACTATCTGCCTGAATAAATGCTTCTCTGTTTCCAACTTATGTTGGGAGATTGCATAATAATACCTCTTTTCCCGCGGGTTGTCAAGAGAAAAGAAAAATTTCTCTTCACCGCTTTCAAAACCAACGAACCCGAAAGTATAGATTCTTGCCGTATTGCCAGGGGGAGAGAATGTATCAGATACTGATTGTGTGTTATTGAAAACATTTACCATATGTATCGTAGAAACCAAAAAATCGTTTATTGTCTCATGATAATTCATTATAGTAAGATTTTCCACCAAAGGTTCCATATGAACGTTTGACGCCAAATATAATTTGTCGAATACGCCAGATCTGGTATATTCCTGCAGAACGTTCCTGACTACCCTCTCTTGCTTTGTTTTTATTTCTCCTAACAATTCTACCTCAGGCACTATACAAAGTATACTAATTTTACAATTGTTTTTTTTCAACTGTTCAAGCGCTATTAAAGAAACGCTGGCAACTGAACTGGCGCCGCATACAACAAAAAGCACCGAAGTATCTTTAACTTCTTCAAAGAATACCGATAAGTCAGGAGGGTTGTTCTCATAATCTTCTGGAATTTCAAACGATGGCAGCAAAAAACACCTTTCCCCCTCCTGCTCTTCAACGTCGATTTTGTACGTACCATATTGTGCATACTTCTCAAATTTTCTGGTAACATTGCAGCCTGCAGTACCTAAACCTACTACTATTTCCACGTTATCTCCTTAAGATTTCCATAATTCTTGCCAGCGCTCACATTAACATTGAAATTTCCAAACCTTGTATCTCGCAAGGTGTTGACGATGCTAGTTAAAGATGCCCTGTCCTCCATAGAATAGTCAATTACTATTGAATCGTGCACGGTAAAACATATTTTTGATTTCTTGTCAGACAAGACGTCATGTGCCTCTATCGCCTTTTCCAAAACCAAATCACTGGTTGTTGATTGTACCAGATAATTCAATGCATGATGTCTGTCTGACGCTATGACTCTTCCGTACGGGGTTTTTACTTCCTCACCATTCCAATATTCTAAAGATACATTCTTGTCATAATATTTTTCTAGCATGTAATCACTAGCAGTTGGATTATATAGCCATGCAAAAAACCTCACCTTCATTTCGCTCCGCGTTGTAAGCGATCGGGCACAATTTGTCAAATTCCACTCATGGATATCTTCGTTTGGTTGTGGCTTCCCAGACAGCGCCAACAAAGTCCTTATCTCTGCGCCGTTATAATCAAGCTCCACAAATAAATCATTTTTAGGCTTAAGTACACAGCGATGATCCCTGTCTAAAGTCAATGCAGGAAAAGTGTTCTTTAAAGTTGTCAATCTTCCAGTTTTTGTTCCATATAGATTATACCTCACATTTGGCTTCATCTTCAAAAGTTTCTTATAAAAATTTCTAGTCTTAACTTGGTGAAAATTGGCTTTAAGCTCGGCAGGTGCAATGTTTAAATCCTGTGCCGAAATGTCTTCAAGCATTTCGTGCACGGACGATAAGAACTTGTAATTCCTTGGCTTTTCATAGCTATTTAAAATATGATAACATATTTCATTCCGGATATTGTAATAATCTTTAAGAAATTTCTCAGGTACCAACTCAAAAAAGCAATTCTCATCGAGAGAGACTTTGGAAGCTTGAAGTGCTCGAAAGAATGCCCTCATCTTTCCCTCTGCTGCAGCAAACTCTACAGTAAGGTTTCCAGGGCAAGAATCCCTTAAAGTGGCACCCGAACTAGCGACATAAGCGTAGTCCAAGACACCCTTACATGCTTGCAGGGAAGGAGAATACCTCCACGTGGCACTGAGGGCTTCCCAATTTATATCTTCCAGTTGAATGTTACCATCGGCATATATACCCAAACACTCTGCTTTTGAATCTAGAGCTTGAAATATCATCTTTTCTTTCTTTCGTTAATGATTGCTTAAGTTTCTTTACCCATTGGGGTAACTCTATCTAATGATTCTATCACAATCTTTGTGCCATTGTCAAGCCTTTTTGCAATCATTATTTGGTTGCCTCCGTTGGCATATGCCAAGCTTCTTCCCTTTACTGCCTGATTGATTACGTTCAAGGCTCTTTCAAGGTTGTAATATCGATATGCGATCTTTGCGCGGGTGATTATTTTCTGAAATTGTCTAACAGATATTGAACTTTCCGATGGTGATTCTTCTAACCTCACCCTCAACAATAGCCTAAGCCAATAAACAACGTTATACTTCTTTTCTGTCTCGTCGATGGGCTTCCTGTGACTCAAACGCGAAACAGTCTTTCCCGAACAAACTGCTGTCCTTTTGACTGAGGGGTTTGATGCCACAAAACTCTGATACGTAGAGGTGAGGAAGCCCCTCAAATCGTCCATATCATGCATGTGGGTTTTCATGCAATATTCTTCAAAATAATCACTGGCAGATCCTGGCATCCTTCTCACGCCGGCGCGCACCATATATCTTAGCATTTTTGTCGACGATAGGTTTGCTACAAGCCGCCATGGAGCATTTTTATCTACCAAGAACCCAAACTGTTCTGCCTTAGCAACATATGTCGTGAAATATTCTGATTCCACCATCGGTGTCTTCACTGAATCGTCAGATATATCATTCTCGCTTAGATTAATTGCCAGGCCTGAAACTTCGGTTGGCGTGTTGTTAAGCAAGACTATCCCAGTTCTAGTTATCGGGAACTGCACCCCCATGGGCTCCATGTGCTCTTTTATAAAAACTCTCACAAAGTCATCAAAATTTTGTATGTCTTTTTCATTCCTTTTTAATAAAAAACTAACAAAGTACTTTTTCATTTCAGAAATATGATTCTCCCGCAGAAGATCGAAACTGTGCCAGCATGACGTCGGGAGTAGGGGCATTATTCCAGGCGGAGGCTGTGTCGAGTTGCTAGCTAAAAGCTCAATATAGCTTCTCCGGAAATCCTCAAAAGCTCTGACTACGAAATTCACCCCAAACACACCTGATGTACCTTCAAAGTATTCTAGGGCGCCCTTCGAGTCTTCAGTCATTAGATAACAGGCATCGCCCCTCCTGTCGACTTTACCATAAAGCCTATTTTCGTTGGCTGTGTCAATATATGGAATATCCGAGGGGAAGCTGAGGTGCTTATAGATGCTCCTAAGCTTATAAGATGCCTCAGCGCCATGATTGTTGTTTCCTATGTACTTAGATGGCATTTTTTACCTCCTACTTTGTATTCTTTAGAACATCTTTCGTATCCATGTACTCTTCTTTTTTGCCGCTATCTTCATGGGCAATCTTAGCTCTCTTGTGTTTTCGGACTTCGTCGGCGATAGACTGGTATTCTCCGAATAGATCAGACTCGGGATTAACAAACTGGTATATACCTTTTGGCGTGGCGACTTTAACTATGATGGGATAATATGTATCGCCAGTGGCGTCGCTATCGCTCGAATAGACGTCACCCTTGCTCATCTTGCCTTCGTTGCCGAGATTTAAGGGATTGAAGCTGTATTTTACCTCGCTGAATTTTAACCTGGGGGATAGGGTATCGAGTGCGCCTCGCATTTTGGCGTTGATCAACATGTACTCAGAGTTATCCGCTGTCTGGAGGCTTGGAAGCAATGTCGACATATCTGTCGCTGATTCAAAGATTGCCTTCGCAACTTTGCTCCATCCATCGTTGACAGCCTCGGCGGCGTTAAACTGTTTCGCCTTTTTGTACAAGTCCCTCACCTCGCGATCTAGCCTTTTGGTGTTTTCGCGGACTCGATGGATATTCCCCGCTGCGATGAGAGCTTCGGCCTTCAAAGTGCCCATGCCTGGATCGAACAATGTCTTTGCCTCGAGCAATTTCTCCTGGACTCTTTCCATATCAGTCATGGGCTTCTCCGAGATATCGAATACGATCTCCGCCGGCGCCGTTGGGGCTTCAAACGGAACGCTCTTGCTCTTTCTGGCGGCAAAGGATTCGGGCATTCGAGAGCCCTGAAATCCATAACTAGTGAATTGTGCTCTCAAAGTATTTTCAAATGTACCACCTTCGATTTTCATCGTGGATCCCAAAACAACATAATAGCCGCCCAGGCCCAACTTTGAAACTACAGAATTTTTGTTTTTTGGATCGCCCATGCCAGTCAATGAAGGGTTCAAATAAAGCTGCATGCCTGGGCGGAAATAAGTGTTGCCAATCAACCTTATGTCTGCATTATACGGGTGTTTTATCCTGTCTATCTCGCTCTCCATCGCCAGGCGTGATTCGAAAAAGTATGGCATATCATTTCTAGAGAACTTTATCTCCTTCACTAAGCCCCTATCCCTGCCAAGGGTGAGGTGGAATATTCCCTCGGATTCGTCATCTCTTTTATTTCCTTTGCGGTGGGATGGTTTAGTAAATGTAGATCTCAATAATATATACTCGTGCAAGCCGCTTGCCTTAAGATTTGCTGACCAAGCCCTATTCATAGTCTTGAATGCCCCTGCCATGGCGTTAATGTGAACCCGGGGTTCCTTTTTCAATATGTCTCTGGGAACAGAGAAGACATCCATAGACAGCTTTTTAGAACTCATTGCTATGTTTGGGGCAGCCTCATAACAAACTCCCCCCAAAGCTGGAAATATCATAGTTGTTGCAATCTTTCTCAAAAATCTGCCCAGTGGCCACTTCGTTAAGCCCTGTTCTACCACCGATTTTGTATACCAATCTAAAAACAAATTCAAAGAAATTGGTATATCTGCCAAATTAACTGACACCGGCTCTTCAGTAATTGGGTGAGAATATGTCAGAGGACCTGTCAATAAACTGAACCTGTAATGATTTGCATCTGTGTTCCTCTTTCTTATCGACGAGATAGCTGCTTGTATCAGCTCCCCTAGAAAAAAATAAGAAAACTGATATCTACCTGACGCGACGATAGGCATAAGTGCCCCCATATCTGTCGCGCCTGTTTCGGATACTGATGGTTTTTTAGACTTTTTTTCAGCTGAGGTGTCTCCAGCAGGCGACTTCTTTTCTGTTATTGCTGCGGTGGCTTTCACTTTTGCCTCTTCTTTGGCTTTTACTTTATCTGCTGCAGCTTGTGCTATGCTGACAGCGCGGTTAGCTTGCGCCGGAGTACCAACACTAGTGAATGGGGGTACGCGTCTATCATACTTGCTTCCCGATCCCCAAGTACCCATGGAGCCAGCATTAAGCTTCATGTAGGAGTCTAGCTCCACTTTATCAACAGAAATAGTCCTTATCGCCCTTCTTATCTCCAATTCCCTTATAAGCTGCACGTGTTTGTCAGCTCGAGCTGTCTGGACAAGGGAGTCTGCTTTGGCTATTTCGTCTTCAAACCCTGCCACTGTCAATTCGTGGGTGTCGCGGAGCAGCTGCGTGTACTCCCTTATCTTCGGCACGGCGGAGGGATTGTACTGAGCAATCCACGAAATCTTATCGGCTTCCTTACCTTTCTGTACTGCCGGCGGTGCTTTTGCCAATGCCTTTTCAACAATTGGCGTTTTCATAAACATAACCAGTCTCTTGTGAGCTGAGTCACTGGTCATGTGCGCCTTCATTTGTGCTGTTGTTTTTTCAACCTGTTTTGCTGCTTTATCTCGCAAATATACTTCTCCTGCAGATTCTGCAAATATATTTGTTCTGTAGTCATCGTCAAGCAGGCCTTCGAGGCGGCCGTGGTATTCGACAGTTATATTCGCGCTGCCGTCCTGATTAAAGTCGATGTTGTGATTATTTAAAGTCATTAACGTTGTTAGTTTGCTATTGTTTATAGCAATACGGAGATCCTTATTTATGAGCTTTACTAGCTTGGAAGGAAGACTCCATCCAATAACTGCCTTTATTTCAAAATTCATTGAATTTGCTATCTGTGAATAGTGCACTAGTTGGCCAGACTTCTTATCACGAACCCAGCTTTTGCCTTTTTTCCCCTTGAGCAGTTTTTGTGGTACCAACAAATCCATCGGGGCTGCAGCTCCGGGGCGTGCGGGCTTAGTGAATGTCGTTAAGTCCTGGACATATAAGACTATAGTTGCCATGACAATTCTTTCCGCAGACTCCATATCTGTACCTTGCCAGTCGAAGTTTATACTTTTGATGCCCACACCTTCACCTCTGCCGGCTCGGCCCTTCAAGATGGCTGACACCTTGTTTTTTGATAAGTGATCTTCGAAAACAAAGGGCTTTTCAGTAGACTTTTTCACGCTATCATTGGCATATGTAACCTTATAAAGTTCTATTTTCGGAGTCAGCAATGCCGCTTGGGCTGGAGTGATGTCCATCATGGGCTTTATTCCTGCCCTGCTTAATAGTTTGTTCGTTATAACAGAAGCTTCCCCCTCCAATATCACCATGCCGCCGTTTGGCGTGACAAGCTGTGAAGTTTTAGATATCGCCGAAAATTTATCTACAAAGCTCATGAGGTAGCATTGCTCCATCATTCTTACCTGTGCTGGTTTGCCTGCAGTAAAGTCGGTGTCTTCCTCTACGTCTTTAACTTCTTGCTTCATCAACAGCGCTTGCCAGAGTTGAACCTCCTCCTGGCTTCCTTTCATCTCATGCTCCTTATGAAGCTTTGCTAGAAGCATCTCCAGTGCGTTTTTTTGCTCCCCTGACATAACTTGGCCGGCTTTGCCAGCAGCGGCGATTACCCGTGCCTTGTATTTCTTGGCTAGCTGGACGATCCCCATGATGGGCCCTGGCAGGTACTTCAGGATGGATTCTTTAGTCGCTCGGACGTCGAATTCTGTATTGTCGCTGCTGGAACCGAGTAAACTGAATACTTCTGATTTCTTCATTACGCCTGTATCAATTATCCTTTTCAGCTTCTGTGGCATATTATGATTTGTCATCAGTTCTATGGCACGTGCTCGCGCTGCATCGTCGTCGAGCGGAACGGAGCCGTGGATGGTGCCGACGTCTGTACCAGTCATGAAATGGTGCATGCCGCTAGTGTAGGGCTTACCTACCCATTTATCCTCGATGTACTTGATAATATCTTTGACGTTATTACTCCATGGGCCGTGCAGGCCAGTTGCGCCACTGTCCATGACTTTACTACCTGTGACGAGATATGACACCTGTTGAACATAGCGTGTATGTCGTCCCGCGGATCCACGTGGGTTAGATACTATATCGCTTTCCAAGGACTCGTCGCGGGTTGCGTTTAAGAATTTCTTATAATCTGCGGAGTCAGCGTTGCCAGATATCGTTTCGGATTCGATCTTTAAGAGATGCTCGCCAAACAGCTTGCTAGCAACCGCTTTAAAGTCTACAAGAGTCAGTGGAACTGCGTAGTTTTTATCGTATCGCAGGTTCCCACCGGCTCGCGTGCGCAGATCGAGCCAGGTGTCGAGTACTTTTCGCTGAAACTGCTCACCTTCTCCGACGTTGTTCGTGGCGCGCCAAGCGTCCGTCACGCGGCCGCGCTGGTTTTCATCTGTCGTGACAGTATCAGCAGCAACCAGCATATCTACAAAAAGCCTCATGGCGTTCGTGGATTTTCCATTGGACTGAATGAACTTCCTCATTTCAGTGGAAGACATATTTGTCTTAGTGGCCAAGTCTTGGAAATCTTCTTCACCAGCTTGCAATTTGAGATATGTTAGCGCGCCGGGCTTCAGCTGAATGCCATTCGCCTTATTGGAGGTAATTTGTTCATCAAGATATTTCGTCTTTTCTCCTGTTTCATATATATCTGCCATTTTTTATCCCTTCGCACTATAAAACATGCCAAGGATGTCTTCCAAAGGCAGTGGTATATACACCGGATCTCCCACGTCTAAATGGGCGTCTGTTGGTTTTTCGTTAAACCAGGCTATAAGCCACCAATATTCTGGATCTCCATAGAATTGCTGTGACAGTTTGTAATATCTGTCTCCAACAGTCCAGATGTGCCCAATAGTTGTTAGCTCTGAAACGTCTTCAGCGTTCATTTGATAAAACTCAGGAAACCCGTAATGGTTGAATCCACTTATTCCTCTTTCTTTTGCCTTTTTAGCATATAATTCATGATTATTAAAGAAAACTTTTTTTAAATCGGATCTACCAGCCATTACCTGCTCCCCGGGGGCTTGGCCGGGCCGAAAAAACCGCCTAGAGATAAGTTGGTGGATGGTATCGAAAGAATCTCACCCACGGCGCCGTCCGCGATCTTGGGTAGTACTCTTTTTTTCTTCTTCTTGCCTTTTTCCTTGGGGCGATCTTTAGTAGGCAAAATATCTCCCTTCGCATTGATCCTTTTGCCACTGGCTGCATCACACTTACTATAGTTCCCAGTCAAATCGTCAGTGCCATACGGGAACGCCGTTAAGCCTGAACCTGGCTTTGGATCTCCTCTCCATCTGCTTTTTTGATCCCAACCAAGTGGATGAGTGTGCAATACCGTAAACGAAACATTCATTGACACACTCTTCGGGTATAACTGCCCAGTACCTGGCATAAAAAATCCTGGTTCAAATGTTGGAGCGTAGTTTAGTGCTTCCACCACTGCCACCAAGCCACCTTTTGCCGCATAAGGCGAGTTGCCTGAAGCGTCTGCTTGCCTTATCATGTTGGCAAACTTAATCTTCATTAATGGGCTAGCCTGAAGTGTTGCAATTTTGCCTTTATTATACACTGGATACAGCATTGACATTAGGTGTTCTATTCTATGCAAGTTAGATTGAGCTTCTTCCAAAGATACCGCTACCACATCAAATGAAATTGATATTTTTCTAGAAGTGCCCTGATATGTCATAATCGGATCCAATCTTCCGTATACCTGTTCTGAATTCCAGTTAGCTTGATATTGATCGTCAAAAGCTGTCACAAAACCCTTGAATGCAACACACTTGCCTGTAGCTATATGGTAAAAATCAATAAACATATGTTTATGATTTACCATTGCCTGATCTCCCACAGAACCCCTATCTCCCATAGGTACGTGAGTTACTGATGGTGGTACGTATCCTGCCATGATTTAATCACCTCCCTCCAGAGTTCAAGCCCCTTGAGGCTCTCTTGTTATAATTATACATTGAACTTTCAAGTGATGACTCGCCGCTGGACATCGCAACCTGCGGACGGCTAGTATGCTTTGCTATTTCCTTAAGATGTTCTTCGTTTTTCTTTTGCACTTTGTTCATCTCTTTAAGTATTGCCACCATGCTTTGTAGGCCGGCGTCGACGCCCCCTCCAGACTTAACGCCAAGGAAAGAGTCATTCTTGTTGATTGGCTGGATTGTCCCACCAGTATCATCCCCCTGGTATACAAAGTCGTCCATCGCGGCGCCTGCCACGTTAAGGCCTGCGCCAGCAGCCATTAAGCCGGCGCCAACTGCCCAACCAACACCAGGGACGAACATTGCAATGCCGCCAGCCATGCCGAGTACCCCACCTAAACCTGATGCGACTCGGGATCCTGTTGACTTACTTTTGTCAGTGGCTCCTTTATAGCCCATGTATCCCATTCCCGCGCCAACGGTCGCACCGACGCCCTTGCCCAGACCACCGGCTGGGCCTCTGCCCATCGGTATAGATGCTGCAACTGCCCGATTGGAAGCTATTTGGGTGACAGCTGAAGCCTTCGCAGCGGCTGCGAGCGCTACGTATCCGGCGATGGCTTTGACTATTGCGGCGCCCATACTAAACATTGCCCAGCCTATCAGAACGTTAACAATGGTGCTTGCCAATTCTTTTATCTTGTCAATTAGCCCTGGCTTTCCCTGTCCACCTGCAATAATCTCTTTCCATTCTTGGATTTTCTCTTGCATATTTTTTATGCCTTCAGCGCCATCTCCTGTGGCACCCATAAAATCTTTGAATAAAACCATAGCGATCTCTTTAAGTGCCAGTTGCATCATTCTTAATATTGGCTGAATTGCTTTTGCCCTGTCTGCGAAAGCGATATCAGTTGCTGCTGCCCTATCCATCTCCTTCCTTCTGGCTGAAGCCTCTGTTGTGCTCATTCTCATTAATCTGCCTGCCTCTTCGACATCCATATTCAGAGCCTTTGCAATACCCTTCTTTTGAAACCTTTCCATCTGTTCCCAGCTTCTTCCTGATGCCTTCATAGAATTCCGTACGGCTTCTATCCTTTCATCCTCTTTCATCCCCACAAGCTCAACGGTATTGAGGTATGGGCCGCCTAGAAAAGCGTTGAGTGTTCCGGCGGCCGCCGCGGCGCCTTGAAATGTATCAAACTGTCCGGTTGTTGCTAGCAATCTCGACATTGACAGCCCCGTTGCCTTTGATTGAGCTTCCAACTTGACAAACACCGACTTCATCTGGCCGCCGTAGACTGCCAATTGTGGAGCTGCCTGCTGAAATTCTGCTGCCAAATCTTTTGGTGCTTTGCCCAAAGCTGATGACATCTTATATATTTCTTCCACAGTACCTATAGCAGCTTCTCTTGTTGCCCCTATGGACTTCTCCATGCTGTCCATTATTCTGACGCTGTCTTGGCTTGACATACCCAATTCATCCAGAACTGTAAGTTGTTTTGCTAGCTGAAGTCTTGTTTTCTCACCGATGTCATTGAAGCTAGAGTAAGAATTTTTGAGCGCTATTATTGTTGGCAGGACATCCGAGAATTCCCACTTAACCCCCATCGTCTCTTGTCTTATCTCTGCCAACATGCCAACGTATTCAGTGCCGGCGCCGGTGGCTTGCGCAAAAGAATGCTGAGCTGTATCAACCGCCAATATAGCGCCGCCCACTACCTTACCTATCATAGCTATGGCGTCGACGCCGCCGAAAAGTCCGACACTGGCTATGGATTTCCCCAAACCGTGAAATGCGCCCTTTACCTTGTCCACGTTTGTTATCGTTTTTGCCCATCCAGTGTTGTTCAAACCAGTTACCGTCCGAGCAAGCATCTTCAACTTTTCATTTGTGCCGGCAGATGCATTTTTAAAATTTTCAAGCTTTTTGGCTGCAATATCTTGTGCCTTGGCGTTTCTTTCCAATTCTTTTGTTAGAGCCTTGAGCCGCTTGGTTTCTTCCTCATTGAGGCTTCCTTTCTGCTTTAGCTTAGCTATCTCCCTTTCTAACTGGACTTGTCGGACTTGGAGTACAGCGTTGAGCCTCTGACTTTCCACAGTTTGCCTCTGTGTGATAGAAATAAGAGACTTTCTGGCAGCAGCTTCTTCATTAATCTGTTTTATTGCTTCTTCTGGGGACAGGGTGTCAAGCTTGACACCGAAAACGCTAGAAGATCCTGATTTGCTGCCTTCCGTCATGCCTTCTTTAACTGCCTGCTTGAGAAGCCCAGGCAGAGCGTCTAGAAGTTGGGCGAATTCTGAATTGACGTTATTTCCATTTGCCATGAGTTACCCCCCTATTTAAAGGGCCACGGAATGCCTGTTTGTCTTTCGAACTTTGAAACCGCGCTGTGCAAACTAATACGGCTTCTATATGTATTTTTATCATTCAACCCATTCTTGTTGAATGAGTCCATATACGTCTTTTCAGCTGCCAGGGCTCCGGCAAATGCCTTTATCTGATCCCTGGTGCCTGTTACTGAGCCTGCCATTGCGTTAAAGGGTGATGACGAACCAAACATAAGATGAAGCATCATTTTAATTTGAGCGCCCATAACTGCTGCGTTATAGAGCATCTCATTGACTTCTTTTCCTTTTGTCAAGTCTATGACAATACTGTCTGTGGTGTCCATTGGATATAATCCCCCCGTATTTATAACTAGTTAACCAAACAATAAAATAAACGAGCTAATACAAATGTACTAGCTCGTTTTACTAATTAGAACGCTTTTTGGCTTTTTCTATTTCTTCGTTTTGTTCCTCGAAATGCCTTGTTAGCCTTTGGACAAACCAAAGACGCAGTTTAATCGGAAGATTATATGCTTCCCAAAAGCTCCATCCACCATGGTGCTTTAAATAAAAAAACTGCTCATACACATGTTCGATATATTCATTTGCTAGGCCAAAAGAACTCACCCGTGAAAGGCACCTCCACAACTGATCCGGTACCACACTCCGGACAGGTAACTACCTGAGACATATCTACGTCAGGTATAATTTTCGTATAAGTACTTCTCAAGATTCTAGAATCCTGAGCAGGCATCATATCTATGAACTTAGCTATCAAAGTCTTATCATCGCTTCCGTTGGCAGAAACAATAATCGACTTTAACATATCTGTCAAACTTGAATCTGGCAAGTTATACTTTTTCTTCTTCTTTTCAGCAGCTGCCTGTATCTTTTCGTCCTTTCCGAAGAGCGGACGTAATCCAACAGTAACTTTAGACATCGGAAGCTGCATATAATACAAGCCGTCTCTCAATTCAACATCGTTTTCTTCTAGGTTTGGTTCTTGCACCGAATCTAGAGCGCTCAAATCAAATGTTTCAGAGAAGTTCGCTGTACAATGTGAACAACCAACGGAAACCTCATAATCTGAGCCGTATCCAGTAACTCTTGCTGCTACTAAAATAGCGTTTCTATCACCGACTAGCAAGTCGTCTGGCGATACATCATCCAACATGATGCTACTAATTAACCTGTCTAAAACAATACCCTTAGTTATCAAACTTTTGGACGTTAAGATGTCTTCTTCCTTTGCTGTCATATATTTAATTTCAACAGATTGCTTTCCACAAAGCGGATGCCCTTCTCGATAGAGGAGTCCCCCAGAGGGTAACTCAACGATCTCGGTTGGCATAACGAAGGAAAGCATAGAAGATGGATCTTTGTCCATAACTTCGTTCGGTGGGGTAGGAGCATCGTTAACAGGGTTTACTCTACTCTCATTTCTTCTTGACATAATCTCCTCTACTTGTCATTATTTTTTGGGCGGGGGCCCGGCTGCACTAGCACCTATTCTTCCAGTACCTGGTGCAAAATTTATCCTAGATTTCGACTTGCTCGTCAATAACTGAGCCCAGTCGAACCTAATAGTTAACTCGATTTCTACAATATCGTCTGTTTGGTAGTCTAGCTGTCCAAAGTTGACGCTCTTTATCCATGGGTTTTTCAATTCCCAAGCTTCGACAACTCCTTGTCCATCAGCGTCTATCTGCTTGATTATAACCGATCTGCCGATGGCTATAATAGATTTCTTCTTTGAGATGGTGATAGGGGAAGCCATGTCTATTTCGTTTGGATATACGTATCCAGCGTCCTGCAACAACTTCATAAGAGTGACGGCGGCATCTGGCTGAATTGGATCTACCAGAGTACATGATATCTCCGACCACTCAATTCTACCGGGAAAATAAAACTTATAGTTTAGAAATGAATGTTCCGACTCTGAAACCGTAAAGCTGGGCTTTGCTACCTTTTTCATCATCCATTGATCGATGCCACGAAAATTCATAACCCATCTATATGCTCTTTTTGGTTCAGTTACTGCGTCTGCCCAAAATCCTGTTCCTTGTGCTGCCATGTCTTAAAGTCTCCTATAAAGTATTATATATCCTAATTAGAGAAAATTAAATGTTTTTCTCTTTTAATCTTCAAAAGCGGCGCCGGTATTGGTAATGACAAAGTCTACTGCAATGAATTCAACAGCACGTGCAGGCTTCAAGAATATCTTAGCATACATGATATTTCTGTCAACCAAATCTGGTGTTGTTGTAGTCGCGTCCAGCACAACCTTAAAGTCTGATAACCCAAAGCCTATCTTAACTCTTTCGAGGAAAGGACTAACTTCTTGAACAAAACGCTCCCAGGTTGTTTGGACATTCTGATCGAAGAGGAGCCTAGAAGCAATCCTAGAAACCTCTTTCTTGACATAAATGAGCAACCTTCTAACGTTGATTCTATCAAGCGCAGATGGTGTAACTTGTAATGTCTTCTGTCCAAAAACGACTATGCCCTCTGATGGGAATGAAGCAATTGGATTTATGCTAGCATCATACAAGGTGTCCCGTTCCTTAGAAGTTAATTTCTCCGAGACTCCTAGTACCGATATGCCAGCGCCGCCTTCTGTGAGGCCTCCTCGGTTAAATCCTGCAGGCGCAAACCATAAAGCATCGCGGTTCTCTGTGTTTGCCATAACGCCGAGGGCGACAATCGAAGGTGGTGCCCAGACGCTAGCGTCGTTTATTTCGTCGTATATCTTAACCCATGGATAATATGTGCATCCATAGCTAGAGTTCAGTCCTCGGAGTTGAAACGCTGAGGCTACAGCGCTAGCGCCTGTGCCCAATCTAGCTGCAAAGTTGCTAGCACGCTGTTCGTACTGAGGAGTGTACACTTTGTCGATATCTATGATAGCGAGGGCGTCAGCTCTCGCTTCGCATGCGCTCATGAGTTGCTTTGTCAAAGCATCGACAGTAATTCCTGGCATTGCCATCAAATTTGCTTCGACTACTTCAGGATCCGAAACGGAATCCAGGGCCCTGCGAACCGATGCGAATTCGTAACTATTCGTTTCTGATTTATCTCTTAGGACTCTGTTATTAAACGGCTCTGCTTCAGTAATATCTACTCCATCAAAACCGCCGAATACTGGGGCTGTGAACTTATCAATTCCAGCAGCCAATATTGCTCGATATCCAGAATCAGTACTATTATCGTTAGCCTTTACCGCATTAAGTGACACGCCCCTCTCTCTTGAGCCGCTCGAGTGATAGTACGTATTGTTAGACGTTCCTGTCTGTATAATGTCATCCAGAGTGAACACCCACGAATACTGGGTTAAAGTGCTTGGAGTTTCTTTCTCTCCTGACGCGTCGACGGGTAGTGGGGATACATGATCCGCGTAAGACTCATCATGCCTTATACTGCCTGTTGATCTGTGAGTCCAAACTCCGAAATAAGCATCCTTTTGGTTACTTATGGATCCGTGAGACGCTGACACTCTTAATGGCAACGTCGGGAAAGAGACATTTATTGTATTGTCGAAACCATTGAACAAGCCGACTGCAGCAGGGCCGCCGGCGTAGACGGGATTTGCGGCGTCGCCCCATTCCTTTTGAGTGCCGAGCCATCCGTGTGATCCGGCAGTTGCTTTAAGAAGTGCGGCGTCCTTATATACTGGAATCCCTAGCACACCGAAAGGTAACAGTTCAGCCTCAGCGGAGCCCATGTCGACATCCGTATCCATCACAACCCTAAAGTACTTAGAAAGATTCGGGTGACTGCCATACATTTTGTATCTTCTCTCTGTAGTACTCCAAGTCTGGTGCATATCCCCTATTTTTCTAGCTAAGTAATTCGAGGAGTTTGGATTTAAATTACAGTTTGAAAACTGCTCGACTATTTGGGGAGCAATATCTGAATCTCCCGCCTTCCTCACTAGCAAGCTAAAAGAGCCATAGGGATTAACACCGTCAGCGCGTGCAGCCTTTACGTCCTTTATCGATACTTTAAAATTCCTTTGTGTGTGGGATCCGGCGTCGTGAGCGAGAAGTTTAAAGAGCTTGGGCTGCTTTGACGCATCAAAGCCGCCACCGCCAGTAAAGCTCGTCGCAGTTATGCCTCCAAGGCCATCGATTATTGTAGTATTACCGTTTGAACCAGCAGCTAGTTGTGTCAATGTCATCGTCTTCGCACCATCAGTGACAGCAACGTCTGGCCCTACTACAATCTTTCCATTATGTCCATTTGCGTGATTAATCGCAAGTTTAAAATCGTTTAAAGCGCTAGCCTGTGTAGCGTTCGATAAATTAAAGTTTACAGCAATACCACCAACTAGGCCTGCGCCAGCTGTGCTAGCACCAGTATCTGAATTTAAAGCCAAAACAGTACCTGTGGCTACCACTGAGTCCGCGCCATTAACGACTACATAAGTCCTGCTTGTTGTAACTCCCTGTGCATCTTTAGCTACTATTGTTAAAGTTTCTTTTTCTGCCATTCCATGTGCAGCATCACCGTCAGCAATAGCAAGTGATCCCGCTGCCTGTGTCAAATCTGTTTCCATCCTCTGCGAGATGAACCAGTTTGTCTGAGCTGGCAACATGCTCTGGCGATAATCTTCGCCATCGAATGATGTATCTCCGAGAGGCAGCGTACATGCGAATGGGTATAAGCCAGAAGTTCTAGGTGTCATGGTGACATTGTTGATGTGATTCTCATAACTTTCGCCAAGCCAATATAGCTTCTTGTTAGCGACACTGACGATATCTTGGTTTGTCATGGCGGGATTTGTATTGAAAACTTTTCTTATGTATCTCGGAGATGTCTTTTTGAAGTTGAATGTTATTTTATCTTTTAGAGTTGATCCGTCATAAACCTCAGCTGTCCACTCTGGTGCGGCACCACTAGACCAAGATGACGTCGTTGCCACTCCTCGGATAAGCATCTGAGCAGAAGATGTCACCATTGTTGATAAGCCGGTAGTGGGCACCGTTCTGGGGCCTAGTACCATTTGCCCCTTTAATCTTATTTTTACGGTATCCGAAGTAGTATAAAATACCGCGCCTACAGTTGCCGAGGCAGCTGCTGCGGCGATGTTGCCATCGGTGGATCCGCCGGAGTTGCATGAGGGGTCATAATAATTTGATCCTGATGCTTGCCCAACCAACAGAGCGAAAGCATTGCTAGCTACCCAACCTGCTTGTCCGTCTCCGACGCCACCGGCTGCTACTACAGCTTTTTCGTCATCGTGAACGCCCAGAAGCCTAACGTAGTTAATTGGTGAAGAATTTTTAAGATATGCCTGAGCAGCGTACGCACCATAAGCTGGAGCCAGAAGCCCATTACCTTCTCTCCAGATATCTTGCCCTGATGAACCGGCTATAGGATCGCCAAAGATTTCTACAAACTGAGAAAAAGATTCTATTCTTACAGGACGCAATGCGGGGCCCATTCTGGCTCTACCAACAATGACTGGCCCTATATCGTCTGATTCTTTTGCTAGTTGAGAGTTGTCTATCTCGTTAAGAAAGACTCCTGGTGATATAAACTTAAATTTCTTAGCTGACATATCTTTTGTTCTCCTACGCATTTACCTGGAAATATTTACAAACTTTTCTCTAGTAAATAGTTTATCAACTGTCAAAAGGAAGACAATTTAGAAAAGAAAAATGGAGCCTGCCGAAGCAGGCTCCATAGCCGGTAGGATTCACAGGAGGGCGGCTATTAACCGTCAGTGATGTAAGAGATGACGACGACGTCATCAGAATCAACAGCTTCGGACATAGCAACCGTATATGGATCAGTTGAAGTATAGAGGATGTAGTCGCATGCGCCGGCGGTGGCGCCACTAATTCTCTGAAGCATACCGTTGAGGTAAACCTGAACGGAATCTGCTAGAGGAGTTCTTGAAAGTGAGGCTGTCAAGCCGGCTGTCATTGCTGCTGCATCGCCAGCTCCGGAGCCATCGCTGGCAGACATGAAAGTATCTCTTACCCAGTTGATGGATAAAACACCGGCGGTGGAAACCAAACCAGAACCACAAGAAGCAGAAACAATATCTGCAACAGTGTCTCTCTTCATCGTCCCGTCTGAATCTCTAAAATATAGAGAATCAGATCCAACTGCTATACTAGCATCACCAGCACCCGTTGGAGTAATCGCACCATGGATTTCAACAACACCTGAGATGTCAACCGCGCCATTGATATCAATATCAGTCGCAGTGAGATCAATCTCAGAAGCGGCGACGATACCAAGTGTTCCATCGGCAACAGAGTAAATGTATTCCCCACCCTGATCACGAAAACCCAATCTCATGCCAGAATTCAAGTGAACACCAACATCATTAGTGTGAGTAAGAGAAACATCTTTACCGGCGCCGAAGTTAAGAACTGCAGAGTCCGATAAAAGGTGCAAATCATTACCAACAACAGCATCTAAAGCAACGCTCAAACCACCGTCGGTTTGTAAAGAGCCGTCAGTAGTTGAAGTTGCATCGGTAGCATCATCAGTTTTAAGGATGCCAGAAAATACGCCAGTCGTGCCGACAAGGGCAGCGAATGAACCAGCTGCTGCACTATTGGCGCCGATAACTGTTCCGTCAATTGCACCACCATCAACGTTAACGCTATCACAGTGAAGCGAAGCGGCTTGCATCGCACCAGAACCAGAAATGGTTGTGGCAGTCACGCCAGCACTGAAAGTGCCAGTTGTACCAACGAGAGCAGCGAATGAACCAGCTGCAACAGCAGCTGCACCAATAGTAACTCCATCAATTGAGCCACCATTGAGATCCATTGTTGTGACAGCGCCCATGTCAGCGCAAGTCATACCAGCAACTGTCCAAGTACTATCACCCTTAATGGTAAGAGCTTTGCTGGCAGCGGCAGTACCGAGAGTAGCGATATCAACATAGTTGAGTTCAGCTGCTGTGGCAGTCACTGTGACGCCACCAAGCAAAAGACCGTTAGTTCCGTCATGAGACGCAATATCGAAATCATAAGCACCGTCTTTGATAATAATATCACCATCAGCTTGAAGCAGGATTAAATCCGTAACCGAATCGGATCCAATATATGAGCCATCATCAACTCTCAGCGACTTAAGGTTTGTATCACCGTCAGCATCGACTGCAAAACCTGGCATAGTGATAGTGCCCATGGTAAGATCGCCGGAGCCGTCGATTGATGTTGCGCCAGCAATCGAACCACATCCAGTGATGCCTTGACTGCCCATAACTAGTGCCTCCGCTTGCGTACCAAGAGAAGTCAAGCTAGAATTAACAACTGCAGATCCAAGCGTAGTTGCATTAAGAACCGAAGTTCCAGCAATCTTGTACGCCTTTGTCGAAGCTACATCAATATCAACATTAGAGCTAAGTGCTGTATTAGCATGCACATACTTCCAGAAGAGGTTGGTGCCACCAGTGACATCAATCTCCATACCTGATCCATCTGCGTTAGCTACAGAATCATTGCCCTTCGATACGGTAATCAAATCATCTGCAACAGTAAGAACTGTCGAGTTGATTGTTGTTGTCGTGCCGGTGACAGTAAGATGTCCAGCGACTGTCGTTGTTGACGCACCACCCAAACCGAGCGTCACGTCGACGACACCGGCCGACGTCGTTCCCTGAAGCTGAAGTCCTTTTGCGAGAGTGCCATCATTTGCTGCAACGTAGAAATCTAAGCCACCCTGTTCTGCACCAGAAGATGCGTCATCAATAGTTGCGTTGATTCTTGCGAAAGTGTGCGCGTTGGTGGCGTCATCCTCACTAGCGAAATCGATGTTACCGCAGATATCTCCATCAGCTGGACTAGCTCCATTCTTATTGAGTTTAAGTGTGGCGCCCGTACCATCCGCATTTGTGTTTCTAAGCTCAAATACCGGAACGGCTGTGACAGCACTCTCCATCAACAAGCCCGAGTCGGGAACGTGAGCTAAAGTCACTTCCGAATCTGCACCAAAGGCAATCTGAGCATTTTCTGATAGCAGAATAAGATCATCACCGATAACCGCGTCTAAAACAACACTCAAACCACCATCTGTCTGTAAAGAACCATCGGTTGTAGTAGTTGCATTGGTAGCATTATCAGTTTTAAGGATGCCAGAAAATACGCCAGTCGTGCCGACAAGGGCAGCGAATGAACCAGCTGCTACACTATTGGCGCCGATAACAGTGCCGTCAATTGCGCCACCATCAACGTCAACACTATCACAGTGAAGCGAAGCGGCTTGCATTGCGCCAGAACCAGAAATGGTTGTGGCAGTCACACCAGCACTGAAAGTGCCAGTTGTACCAACCAATGCCGCGAATGAGCCAGCTGCAACAGCAGCTGCACCAATAACAGTCCCGTCAATTGAACCGCCATTGAGGTCCATAGTAGTGACAATACCCATGTCGGCAACAGTGCGGCTAGCATTGGTCCAGTTATTAGCCATAGAGGCAATACCAAGAGCGTTGATTGTGTCAATGTTGCGACTACCATCAACGACAAGAGCCTTTGAAGCTTCAGCAGTACCATTAGTAATACCATCAAGCTTCTCAAGCTCAGCTTCTGTCAATACAGCACTACCTATGCCAATTGATGTTACAGCAGTTATAGTACCAGCTGTAGACAAATTGCCAGCAGAGCTTAGTGTCATTTTTGCAGTTGCGGAAGACGCGGCAGTTTCTGATACACCCGCTGTAAATACTAATTTTGTAGCATTAGCAGATGCAGAAAATGTATCTTCCGCTATAGCGTGAATACCAGCAGCAACTGTTGCACCATCTGTGCCGTCAGAGTCACCAGCTGCAAATTCAAGTGAAGCGATAACGTCTGCCGCAACGACGTCGTCCTCCTCAGACTTCAGCTGCAGAACTATCGGTAGTCCGGCGCCGGATCCGGCATGGGTTAGTGTAAGTCCCTTGTCAGCAACATGGGTTAGTGTAACATCTTGATCATTACCAAAATGAATAACACCAGAGTCACCTAAATATAGCTCTGCCCACTCAAGGGCCGCGCTGCCTATTTTTCTTGCGTCTGCCGATGATGGCACCAAGTCGGTGTTAAATGTTATTTGCGCATTATTAATTTTTGTACGAGCCACGTCGTCTCCTCCTGCTTCTGCTGAACCTCCGGACATACCACTAACACTAGTGTTGGTTGATCCTGATCCTGAGTTAACAGCTGTTATTGTTGTATTCCCACCTGTTCCGTGGGCGTCGTTTGTTAACGTAACTGAATTACTGCTAGCCACTGCCGTGAGGGCGATGCCAGCTGCGTTTATTGCATCTGCAATGTAGGTTGCAAATGCAGACGTCGACATTGTCGAGCCACTTGATCCTACGATATCCTCTGAAAACGGTGCATATGCCGTTTCATTTAAGTGCTGAAGGTGTGCTATGTCATACCCGTTGGAAATACTAGCGTGACCCGTTATCATACAGATTGCTGCGTCCAACGATGTCCAACTAGCAGAACCATACCTCATCACAGTAACCGATAAGCCTATGCCTGCGGATCCGCGCTGAGTCGATATAATTCTATTCCAACGCGTCGTCTGAATGTCGTTTGTTATAGCTAATGTGCCATTCGAAACAACATCATCCAATGCTGCATCAACGGCGCCAGTAAACTTATAATCGTAGGTGTACGATGCATGTGCCGGAACCATTATACTGTAGCTTGTAGCAGAATTTTTCCTAACTAGCTGTGTATATGTGCCAGAGCCCAATTTATCTGATACACCGAATGCGGTTTCGCC